CATTTGATTTATCTCATCATCGTTTGGATTTCCAGTTAAACAATCCATATTGAATTCCTCTTCTTCATAAAAATCATCACAATATTCTGGTAATGGAACGCAATATTTTCCACTATCTGTTAAATTAAAGTTTTCATCACAAATACGTACGGACATATTAATGAAATAATTTTCGCCTCTTAATGATTTTTTACTTATCTTTTTTGATTTATTTTGTTTTTTATTTTTAATTGGAAAACCAATAGGCGAATCAAGTAATTCATCAGCTTTATCTATTGACTTATTTAAAGAATTTATTATATCTTTTTTAATTAATTCAATGCTTGCAGAATCATTATACAAACCTTCGTATATTTGATACAAATCTTTTAAATATATTTCTTTACCATCTATGCTTTTTAATTTTAAAAATTTATAAAAAGCATAAGCGGAATTTTTTTCATTTAAAGAATTTAGAAATTTTGCATCTCCTGTTTTTTGTTTGTTTTCAGTTAATGATAATGGAATATATATATTCATTTCATTTATAAAATTATTTTCCCCAAACCTGTCTAAGCGTCCAATTCTTTGCAATATATGCTCAGCTGAATGTATTTGTGTATACATTTTATCGCAAGTTATGTTTAAACTTGCCTCAACTAAAGGTCCAGATCTTAATACTTCAAACTCTCTACTTCCATTTTTTTTAAAAGATGAATATGTTTTATTGAAAATATCAATTCTATCTTTTAGAGAAAATTTTGAATGAAACAGAATTGAATTCTCTTTTTTCATATTTTTTATAAAAGAAAATTGAGAGTCAGTTGCAGTATTAAATATTACAATTGAATTTCCTTCTATTGTAGAAGTAATCATTGGGTTTATTTTATCATCATCATATTCTATGATATTTATTTTATATTTTGATTGATTGAAAGTTTCAACTTTAATAATATTTCTGTCATCAATATCTAAAAACTTTTTACAAAATAAATAATTTGGAGTTGCTGATAGTAACAAGGTATTGCTGTTTCTCCCCAAGCGTTTCTTACTTTCAATAAGTTCCATAAATAATATATTATGAGGATTAACATTTATTAATTCATGAAATTCATCAAATATAACATGGGATTCCATAAACTCAACTAGAGAATCTACATCCCTGTGCGTTGTAATTTTATTTACAATTTGGTCTATTGTGGTAATTACAATATCACCAGAAAATTTCTCATCTTCCTGAGTTTCATGTATTTCGCCAGATTCAAATATTCTTTTATCATCACCAGTAAATATTTCTATCTTAGAATAATTAAGATAATCAGAGCTAGATAATTCCATAAATATACTCATACAAACTTGTACTCTAGGGCATACCCATATTATTTTATTTGCATCTGAGTTTAATGCCCACTCTAATGATATTTTTGTCTTACCGCATCCGGCTGGACCTTGTAGAACACAAATGTCATTATCAGAATTTTGGTTGTTTTTTACATTAAATAAATTTTCAGCAGCAATAGATTGCTTTGCATTCCTTTCAGAATCCCCATATTTTAATTTAAAATTATCAATACATTTTTTTATATCTTGTTTTAGATTATTCATAATAAATCCTCAAATTCGTTGTTTTTTATTCTTTCAGAAAGATCAGAAGCTGATTCTCTAGATATTTTCCTATCACTTGAAATTAATACTGACCTTAATATATTGTTAATTGAATTTTGTTTTATTTTTGATTTTATTTTATCAATATCATCTTTGCACTCATAATAATTTTTGTAAGTGTCAAAATTAGATTTATTTTTACCTTCAGGAGGTATTATTATATTTTTGTTTATATTTGTAATTCTTTTATAAAGATTATCTTTTAACAAACCTTTTTTATTGTAAGATTCGCATATCCTTTGAACTCCACCAATTACATTTTGACCTAAAGAATATAGTTCATCTATGCTTTCACATTCTTTCTTTATTGCATTAAAAACTTTTCTTTTATCAAATTGATCTTTTCTAAGAACTTTCATATGATGATATAAAATTGAATGGTAAATATGATCGTCATATTCTTTTTTTGTATTATTCAAATAAGACTCAGATAAAACTAAAGATATTTCATTATGTCTAGGGTGTGTTTCAAAAGAAAATTTCTTACCATCAACTTTTGAACCATCTTCTATGTGAGATCCATCCTCTAATGAATCTACTGGAGTATCTATATTTTTAATATTTTTTTTAATAAATTTTTGAAACGCATAATCTACTTTTCCAATATCATGCAATGCACCGGATAAAAATGAACATTCTTTAATATTTTCTTCTTTAATTCCTAAGTTATTAATAATCAATAATGATAGAAATCCAACCGCAAATAAATGCTCTGATAAGTTTTGACCATGAGAGTTTGCGTATATATGTTTTATGTTTTCATCTAAATAATCCAAAACAAAATCTTTCTGAGTGTAATTTACTGGACACTCTCCATTTAAATTAAATTTTAACTTTGATCCAACAATCCAAATAACTTCTGTTATTTGTTTTCCTTTTATTTTGTGGCAAGAGACTGCCGTATTTTTACAAGCACTCTTTTTAAGAGATAAGTAAACCGCATCAAGACCTTCTTGGGTTATTGCCGTTTGCCAAGTAAAATCTCCTATTCTTATTGCAAACGCATCCAATATTTCTCTAGTTTTATTTATTGCCTTACCGTTACATCTTGAAATGAATGTTACAATCATATTTCTGAAATCTCTTTTATTACGTCAAACATATAATCTAATGATTTGTTTCTAATAAATGATTGTAAGCAATATTTTCTAAAGTCAGATTCTGTAAATTCATTAGAAGCACAAATGAATGACAACGGGAGCACTATAGCATCTTTCACAAGATCTGCAATGTCGAAAACGAGACCACCTCTTCTTGTTTTGCCATGCAGTACGGCTAAGCTATGAGGTATACCTAATACCCAAGTTGAACTTGCCGCCAAACCATAAGCAAGATAATTTCCATGATTTAGTTTTTCGTTAGCGGAGTCTTTACATTTATAATTTCTTTTAAAATCAATATTTGTTTTTTCAGAAATTATACTATATAGTTTTTTAGTAAATAAACCTTCGTATGATAATAGTTTATTTATATTTTCCGATTTATTTATGTTTTTTTCAAACTCATTTATAACATCAATATAATCTCTTAAAAAGATATTATTATCATATAAAAATTTATCACAAGAATATATTTTTCTTATATAATCTATTCTTTTTTGCTGTATTGTTTTTGCTGCAACAAATCTTTTGTTATCATCAAACCAAAATTTAACCCATCTTTGTAAATATTTTGTTGGTCTATATTCTGATTGTGGGGAGATCCATTCAACTTCTTGAGCTGAAATTAAAGGAGTTCCGCCTCCACCACAAAAACCTATCATTACACCAGCTTTAGCCAATATTTTTGTTGCAGCTTGAGTTATAGATGTTCCGTTTCCTAACAATATACATGTTGTATTTGCTATTGGTATATTATAATATAAGTTTTTATTATCATTCTTTGTTAAATAAAGAACTCTTCCAGTTTTTTGCATAACTTTACAATGTTGCAAATAAAATATATTGGCTCTTTTTGAATGTAATATCGATTTTAATTCAGGTCTCTTTTCTATATTCATAAAGTATAATATATCAATTATTTTTTACTGAAATAGAAATTCTTTTTGCAGCAAATCCATTTTCGTACATTTCTTTTATTTTTTCAAAACTCATATTCATCTTTCTATATTTGAAATATATTTTGTATTAATATACCATTCATATTTTTTTAAGTATATCTTTGGATAACCTCTTGTTCCTTTTATTGTTTTCTTAATTTTTTCATCAATATCACTTATTATACTTTCAAATTTATCTTTTTTCCTTTCCAAAAAATATAAAGAATCTTCATATAAATAAAAGTATAACTTTAATATTGATGGATCGCCAATTATCTTTAAACTTTTTATTTCCTCAGATTCATCTTCTATAAAATAAGAAACATCATCTAAATTAGATTCTAATTCGGATTTTATTTCATATATAAATGATTTTGATGATGTAAATTTTGCGTAATTAGATCTCGTTGGTGCTTTTGTTTGATATATTGATCCGTCTCCATCAAAGTAACCCCTTAAAAAATCTCTAATATACTTTTTTTCAATTTTAGGAAAATCTAATTTTTTTGTCTTGTTTTTTACACAACCAAGTTTTGATAATGATTCACACATTTTCTTTGAATGTATTTCTAATCTTGAAAATTCAATGCCTCTTCTTTCATATTTTTTTATATTATCACATCCAAATATTAATTTTGAAAACTTTAATAAATGATCATTGTCTTTTCTTGATAAATCCAATATTATAGATTTATTTGAATTATAACCGTCAGCAAATAAAAAACCCAACCAATATGATTTGGTTGGGTCATCAATAATATCAAAATAAGATTCGTTTTTTTTGTATTTTATATGCACGAAAAAAGAGATGACCTTTCGATCATCTCTTTTTATTTTTGCTAACTCGACTTTTTATTCACATTACTTAAAATGAAGGTTACTTGGTGCCTTTTGCAACGCCTCTTGGGTTCACGATACCAATACCTATAATTTCAGAAACCACCCAACCAAGTCGGAGTTGTTTTGGTTCGTCAGCAGGAAGTACCTCAATTTCTTGTCTTACAGGCATTACACCAACAAACTCAGGATCAGCAGCAGCATATATGGTGCCAGTAGGTACAATCTTACTTACCATTATATCAGCGCCCCAGATATGAGCATAAAGACCTGTTTGTAGAACTTCACGCATTGTAACTGGATCAAAATCACCACCGGTTGGCCCTTGACCACCACCAGAACCCCAAGCGAGGATATCGGTGTATTCATTGATATTCATGAAATATTTGGTTGTAACAAGGTCCCAACGATCAACTTGTTTCTTAAGAGCAAGAAGATCTCCTCTAGTTGTTCCGCCAGCAGTAACTGTTTGTTCTGTATTTTCAACAGTAGAAGCAGTATCAATTGCAGCAAAAACGTTAGCGTCTTCTTGAGCCATGATTTCTTGACGAGCTTTTTGAACAGCACGGTCAATTACATTGAATCTACGTCTTTTAACTTCAGCAATTCTTACGGTTGGATTTGAGAAAATCTCAAATTCAGGAACAGTAACTCGATCCCCGAAAACTCGGCTTTCTGGACCGGTACCATTTGAAGAAACAACAACAGCAGCGACATCAATATCTCTGTCGTATACTGGTAGAGCGGCTTGTGGAAGTGGATCTACAACTAAAGCTCTTCGTGCCATACCTTGGTAATCCAAGTTTCTTCGGATTGGGTTAGCCATTGCTTGAGCAAGAGCAATTTTGCCTTCTTGTGACATTATAGCTCTTTCTACGAGTTGGTCTCTTTTTTCTGCGGAGAGACTTGATTGCCCAGCAAGAGCAATGTTAGAAGGATTATTGCTATCTAGGAAAGAAGCAATTTTAGCAAGTTGAATTTGAACATCTTGCATTGAAGAAGCGTTAAGTTCGCCTTTTGAATTGAATATAGACATATTTTTATTTACTCCGATTATCCTTTGCATTAAAGGATTAAAATTAATTGTGTTTGAAAAAGGGGACGGTGAGAAACCCACCGTCCCAAACTTATGATTATTCTTTGAAGAAATGGAATACTGCTTGTGTCATAACAACTGGAGCTGTTTGGACAAGGTAACTTGGTGTAGTTACAAGTGAACCATTTGTTGAGAATTCAACGAATCGACCAACTGGATTTGAACCCGAGAATCTTGCAGAAGCATTTGGGGTTAATAGACCTGCGGATGTTGCATATAGAGCATCACCAACATTTAAAGTTGCGTTATTTGTTACGAGACCGGTTCCTGAAGTAGTATCAACTGCATCAAGAGTTACAGCATAAAGACCAGGTTTATCCCAGAAGGTAATTTTGCCTGAACCAGCAGCTGTATTTGGACCCATTTGAGCACCACTGGTAACTGAACCAGCAATTGACCCAACTAATTGACCAAATAAAGTACCATAACCTGAAGTACCATCATCGGTAAGACCGAGTAATTGAGTACCTGAAACAAGAGTTGTGGTAACTATTGGACGAACTTTGTTGAATGTACCAACATAACCATCAGCACCTGATGCATCATAAGCAGCTTTATCGGGGCCTACGAGAAATTGGTAATTAACTAGAGTAGCAACTTCGCCACCCCTGATGCCTGATACGGTTGTGGTTAGAGCATCATAACCGTCAAATTGACCTAAAGGTTGAACACCTGGATTGAGAATTCTAAGAGCCATTTTTATTTCCTTATTTATACAAAAAAACTTATTCTAAACTTACATTATTGTATCTTTTTAAAAGATTCTGAAAATAATACATTAGTAGTAGTATATTTTGAATAAAAATTATTTATTTATTAACATTTTTGTTAAATTAAACAAACGATCATCAGTTTTAGTTATAGATTTTTTAAAATTAGCTGTAATAGATAAAGAATTTAAGAATTGAGATTCGGAAGATTTTACAATCATACCTTTTAAGCAATTTGATTTTATAATTTCTTCCATTTTTTCTTCAAGTTCTTTTAATAAGGATAAAGTATTATCATCAAGATTATCATCTTCTTTTAAATTTGGTTTTTTATCCAAAATAAAATGAACATCTTGGTTATTATTTAAAATTTCTTTTAACTTTTTTATTTTGTTATTTTTCATTTTAGGATAAGTATTAGCTAAATAGTTTCCTTGAAAATCATTTATTAATCCGGAAAATTGTTGAGCGTCAGGTTTTTCAACAAAATAATAAGGAGTTTCTGAATCTGGTCCAGAAATCGTAGCTTGATCTAAAGAGGGTCCGGAAATCATTCGTTAACTTCCATATGATAATCGGTCATAAATCCTTCTCCGATTTCATTGAATTTATTTTCTTTTGTTAAAATTATTTTATGAGAAAAAACATAATCTTTGACTTTATCTTCATTAATTTTTCCGGAAGATATAAAAAGTTCTACCAATTTATCTTTTATATGTTTTTGGGGGTTAATTTTTCCGGAAAGAATATTTAATATAAGATTATATGTTTTCTCTTCTTCTGAAGCATATTTATGAATTAAATAATTGGAAACTTTAATTAAATTTGACATTTTTTATCCTTATAGATTCAGTAAACCTTTAAATTTGTTTTGATATTCTTTTAGCAATTCATTACCATCAATTATTGAATCTTCGGATTCTAAATTAGAAGGTTCTGAATCAGAGGGTTCATCGGATTCAAATTCAAGTGGTTCAATTTTATTAGATTTATTATTTTGTTCCTCTTGTAGAGTTTCTACGCCGGAAGAAATTGTAGAAGCATAAGAAGAATTGAATTTTGATATTCTTTGAACTTCTTTGTTAATTGATTCTGCCAATCTATTTAATGAATTTACAGCTTCTGATTTATCGGAACCTGCAATAAATTCCCAGCCTTTAGATATTGTTTTCCAAGCCTCATTAGAAAATGTAGAATCTGTTAAAGTAATATCATTAATAACTTTGGCAAAATCTTGCAATTTTGGAACCATTCTGCTGAAATAATTCCCGTATTTATTTAATATTTTAAGTTGTTCTTCTGATAATTTAACAGCAGAAATAGCTTCTTGATGAGAATCAATACTTTCTATTTGTTCTTGAGAATAGCCAGCTTTAAGAGAGTTTAATAAATCTGGCAAAACTGATTTCATATAATTCAAATTACTTAAACAAGAATTAACAACACCAAGGTCAGAACCTTCTGTTTTTGATTTTAAATCAGAAACTTCAGAAATTGCTTTATCAAGATCTTTAGATATACCTTCAGAAATGTTTCCTATAAAAATATCTTTTAAACCAATTAATGTAAGTGCTCCGCCAAGAACTTTCCAAGTTACAGGAGAAAAAAGAACTTTAGTTGCTACTGGCCAAAAGGCTTTTTTTTTAAGTTCTTTTGATAATAAAACGGCAGACAAATCTGCTTTTTTTGATAAATCTTCATCTATATCTTCGAAATAAAAGGCAAGTTTAACCAATTCATTCATTAATTCTTCGGAAGCAAGTTTATTTGCCGTTAATCCTGCTCCTGGCATTTTATTTACAAGACCAACAATTATATTATGCCTTTCCTCTTCGTTTTCAACCAAACCATTAACTTTATCATAAGAAGGAGCAATAATCATCATGTTAGGATGAGATTGTTCTATAATTGATTTATCTGTATCATTTGGGTTTATATTATAAAGAGCTTGAATTTTTTCAACCCATTCTTTATCTTTATATTTTTCGTCTTGTTTCAAAAGACCTTCGGATTTATCAGCTTCTTTAACAAAGCCTTTTTTTTCCATAATTTTGCAGTAATCATCAAAAATATCGCTCATATATTCCTTATATATCTGATATAGCACGATCAACAACATCTTTTATTGAATGAAGACCTGAATCTGGCGGAATTTGGGTTTCATTAGGAAATTGTGGATCTTGCATATCACCTAATATAGATGCCATTCTATTAAATGAATTTAAATGTATAACTTCATTTGATTTATCTTTTAACTCAGGATAAACTTTAACTATCCATTGATAAAGTGTATTTTCTGGTGTTCCTTGAAGAGGAACCAACCAAATATCATCTTTTGTATTTGGGAATTTTTTTGTTCCCCATCCGCTTGGTTTAAAAGAATGAGATTTTGATCCTGGTAAATATCCGGACCAAGAAACTTCTTTCTTATTATCTTTTGATTCAGAATCATAACCTGTAGTTTTTTGAACTAATGCTTTTGAACCTTCTAAAGCTGTTGCTCCTATAATTCCGGCAAATATTAATTTAAGAAGCCAACGAACCAATCCAGCTCCAAAAGATTGTTTTTTATGTCTTGGCATTGGCATTAAAAATTTAGATATCATGTCTGCCCAAGTACCACCTGAACTTTGTGATTCAAAGGGTCTTCTTGCAAATTTATGTAACTCTCCTCTTTTTTCAAAATCCTTAAGAACTTCAAGAGAAGCTGTTTTAGCTACATTCAAAATATGATTTGCGTCAGCTTCTGTAAATTCACCTTTTGTATCAATTGTCTTTTGTACTGTAGAAAAAACAGCTTTTAATAAATCTCCAAGATCTATTCCAAGAGTTGAGTTTATTATTATTGCAATAAACTTTAATTTAACAGGTAACAAGCCAGTTATTATATAATTTAATAAACCAGCAATACCTTGATCTTCATATGTTTGTTTTACATTTTGTGTAATATAACCAGCGATATCTTTTAAATAATTAATTAAATCATCACCAAAATCAGCTTTTTTAATTAAAGAACCATCTAATCCAGCATTTATATATAAAAGCTTTGTTATTAATCTGGTGTCTTCTTCAAATTGTTCTTGTGTGTAATAATTAATCATTTAAAAACCTTAAGCATTATTTTTTATATATGATTGTAGTGCAAAAATACATGTATTGAATAAATTGTTCCATTGTTGAACAAAATTTTCAGATCTATTTATTTCATTTTCAGACCAGCCAGTTTCTCCATTTCTTGCTTCATTTATTTGGTTTGTTAATGCTGTTCTTAAATATTCAATATGATTTATTGTTTGTTGTGCTAAATTTGCATTTGCGCCAATAGATCCAGAGTTAACTTGAGCTATAAATCTTGGGTTTAAAATATTTCTAATTATCGATACAGGAGCATTTCTTGATTGCAACAGATTATTATACATAATTTGTTGATTGAAATTTTCTCTTCCATTTAATTTATTTAATGAATTTACTGGAATTATTCTTGGATTTGATAAAGGTAACCAAAAGCTTTTTTCTAAACTTTTTAAAGAGGAACCTTGAGATAAGTCATCTTCTTCATTATTTTGATATCTGTAGAAAGCATCTCTTAAATAATTTGGGTTTTTTAATATAGTTAAGTTTTGATTATTTTTAAATGGAATTTCTTCTTGCAATTCAACTTTTTCTGATTTAATGGTTGCCGAATCAATAAAAGACCCTGGAAATATATCTTTCATTGAGTAAGATTGATCATCAAGAGTTGAAATTATATATTTTGAAAAAGAATTAAGTTTTTCTTTTAATTCATTTACTTTATCTAAAAGCTTTCTATTTTTTTCTTTAAAAGATAAAGCTCTAAAATTATTTAATATTTGTTTCCATTCTGGAATTGAAAAACCTGACTTTTCAGGATCAACAGTTGATTGTTTTGGAGTAGTTCCATTTTTTACAACAAAATCCTGTAAAGATTTGAATGAATTAAGATCAGATTCTTTAATTGGAGATGAAAGAGCTGAATCTTGTTTAAATTCGGAAATATTTATTAATTTTGTAAAATCATCAGATGGTACATTTAGCAAATATTCAGATTTAACTTCAGATTCTTGTTTTGGTTTTGACAATGATACATTTAATTTTTGTGCAACTTCTTGTATTTTTTTAATGTTATTATTTGCTGCAGATATATTTTCCTTTCTAACATTATCATCTAAAGTTAATCTATTGAATGGATTTTGTTTTTCTAAAACAACTCCAGTATTTTTTGCAAATTCATTAAAAGCATCTATTGCTTTATTTGTGTAAGTGCCCCATAATCCATCAAAAGGAACTGCGTTTGATCCAGCAATAGAAGTTCCGTAAAGTTTTTGAGCAACTTGAGGATAATCTTTTCTTATTGAATTTCCAAATGAACTTAGAAATTCTTGCATTTTTGATACAGAATCCATCCAAGCTGTATTTTCTGGCTTAGCTCGCATGCTTTCGACAAAATCTCTATATTGTTCAAATTTAACTTTTTGAGTTTTTGTTTGATTTATATTTTTTGAAACTGGTTGATTTGTTTTTGTTGATGATGCAGATGGTTTTGTTTCACCTTCGGGTCCAGATAAAAAAGATTGCGCAAATTTATTTAAGCTTGATTTAAATGAAGCAGTTTTATTTTTTTTAACCCAATTTTCCCAACGCATAACAATATTATCAAGATCTTTAATTGAATTTAAAGTTAAATATTGCGCATCTATATCTGATAATTCTTTCTTTGCTTCTTCCCATGATTCAGATTGTAATAGAACAACTGCCATTTGACTTAATTCTACAATAATATTATCTTTACCAAGAGATTTTAGCTCTTTTGATAATCTTTGAACTTTTCCAGCAACATTTCTTTTCCACCAATTCCAATCTTCTTTTGGCTGATTTATTTTCTTTAAATCTAATGATGGAACTGAAACCAAAATAGCTTCATTTTTTAATTTTTCTAAAATTGGATTTAATTGTTTTTTTAAATTATTAATAACTTCTTTATAGTTATTAATTTCTCTTTCTTTATCACCCATAAATAATGTTGATTCAGAAAGATCTTTTATTTTTTTTTCATAAAATGAAATTTTATCTTGAAGATCTTTAATTATTTTTTCTTCTCCACCCATAAGTTCTTTTGTTACTAAAGCGGACGAAGGTTTATCTGGGCCCTTTGGTGATAACCAATCTGCCAAAGGACCATCAGCTTTTTTTAATAATTCACCAATTTCTTCTAATTGAGCTTTTGCTTTTTTATCGCCCTTTGCTGATTTTAAAGCAATTTCTAAAATTTTATTATGAGCGCTTTGTAAAGTTTCGACAACTCCCAAGCCATCCTTTGCTGGAGCAACTTCTACATCACCATCATGAGCTTCATCTAATATGGTTTTTTCTTTAGAAGCTTTCTTTACTTCTTTCATAACCGTATCAACAATTAACTTATGTTTCGCAACAGGATCTAAAATTTTACCAAAATTTTCTTTTGCTTCTGCTATTTCTGAATCATCATTTTCATGAGCAAAATCTAAAAGAATATCTCCACCATCTTTTCCTGCCATTTTTTTCAATTCAACGTCTTCAATTGAATAAAAAGCAATCTTTTCATCCAAAGAATCTGCTTGTTTTGAAAATCCCTTTAATCTTAAATCTTTTGATAAAGAAATTGCTTGAGAAATGAAATCTTCACCAATTTCTTTTTTTGAAGCTTCTTTTTTTATTTCGGAAGGATTTTTTTCAATGTATAATCTTTCCATTTCTTTCATGACCGAACTTTGTTCAAAGTTTTTTGTTTTAAAAGACATATTTCCTCGTTTAAATATCAAGAAGCATAATTCCCTGAACAAAATCAGGATCAGTTTTCTCTCTAAATTCTTTATCTAATATCAATTTAGCTTTTATATGTGCTAAAGATTTTTTTAATTTTGGATCTTTATCTAATCTATCTTGTATAGACTCAAGTTGTTTTATAGAAGCTTCAGCTAATAATGCCTCTTTTTCTTTTAACTTGTTTTCGTTTTCAATTTCTAATCTTTCTAATTCTAAAAATATCTCAGAATTATATAAAGATTTTGTAGTCATTTCATCCATATAAACCTTATCTTTATATCATATTATTAATTTACGCTGTCCACATAAATTGCAATGAACCAAGAATTGAGGATGGGCTACCAGTAACTATTGCTACGCCAGGGTGATCTTCTGATGGACGTTTAGATGTAAATTTACCATTACAGTCAACATATAAGTTTGCATTAATTGGATAAGATTGAGTTGTATCATATTGGTCAGTTTCTCCAATTATTTTTGTTAACCAAACGGATACTTGACCAGAACCAAATGTTGTATCTTGTCCAGGTAAATTGGGAATTGCATAAGAATAACTAACGACTGTTCTAATTGAATCAGGAACTCCGTCACCATCCAAATCGCAATTTAATGGAGTTCCGGCTAAAAATCTAACAACGCCATTTGTTGGTATTAATTCACAATCAACAGGATCAGATACAAATGATCCTCTTGAAACGTTAGAATTTTCCAATTCAGTTTTTATATCATATGGCGTAACAAGTTGTCCTGTAACTGGATCTACAACACCAACTATGGGTCCGGCTATAACTATCTCATTAATTGAGTTTGTTGTAAAAGCTACGGTTTTATCATCATCAATAATTCCAAGTGGCGCTGTACCATCAGATACTCCACAAACAACGTTATTTCCAACAACTGTTAGTTGAGCAATCTGTCCAGCTTGAAATTCTGCCGATGGATCAACTGGAAAGCTAAATGGTTTTGTACTTCCTTCGTAAATTATTCTAAACATATAAAAATCCTCAATATAATATATATCAAGGATTTAGTATTTTTAATGTGTTTATTTCTTTAAACTAATTGTTTTAAAGCTTTAATTATTATGTTGTACTTATTTTGATCAAACCCTGAATAATAAAAAAACTCTTCAAAGAAATTTTGTGGAACTGAATATCCGGGCGTTATTCTTCCGTTATCTTTTAATATTCCCAAAACTTCTCTTAAAACTGCTGGTTTTGGATCATAAGCAGTTACATCATTTAAAAAATAGTTGGCCGCATTTTTTACTTGTTCAATTGTCACAGTTGATTCTCCTACAGATAATTGTGATTTTTTAACAGAAGCTTCCTTTTCAAAGATATTTAATATATCTTCTAATTCGGATTCAGAAATTGTGTTGTTTTTTAATTTAGCAGCAATTTCAGGATCTTTTATCAATTCATCAAAAAGCTCATCTTCAAATTCTTCATTTTCATCTTCAAATGATTCTTCTTCTTTTTCCGCAGATTCATCAAATTCAAAATCTTCGCCAGATGCAGCTTTCTCAATCAGTTTTGTTATAAATTCTGCCTCTGCATTTAAACCTTTTTCTTCGCACAAAGAAGCTTTTGAAATTAATTCATCAATTAAATTAATTTTATCATTATTATATTTAATATCTTTTTCAATATAAATATTCTTTAGATTTTTATCGACTTCATCAAAAAAAGATTCATCTATTGATTTTTGTTTGAACATGAATTTTCCTTATTAAAAAGGGGAGTTTCCTCCCCTTTATTATTTTATCATTTTAAGTATTTTATTATAAGCTTCAATTACTTTTTCATCCGTAACCATTAATGGTTCCGCTGGAGGTGAGCCAATTGGGCCGCCAGGGAATGTTGGTGGGGTTGGAGGTTTTGGTTCCATTTCTAGAAATGAAGCAGAATGTTCATCGCATGATTTACAATCATCAACCATACAAGAATCAGCTTTATGTTCATCTTTCAAAACATCTTTTGTTACTGGACCTTCTTCTTGTATTTTTTGTAATTCTTTGTTAACATCATCTAACATTTTATCTAAATCTTCTTTTTCTTTAGATTTATCATCTTTATCTTTTGCAAAACCTTTATCAGATGTGAACTTTGGTACTGCAGAAGGTATGTCAGAGTCTGGATATTCTTTTAACAAATCAAAGAATGCTCTTTTTGTATCTCCACTTGATGACTTTAGTTTTTTCATTGTTTCTAAAAGAAAATCTTCATCAACATTATCACCATAAATGTTATTATCAAAAACATCTAAATCGTAATTAAAAGTTTCTCCTGGTCTTGGTACGCTATCTTCGCTCCAATCGGAAGCTTCTTTAATCATTCTATCTAAAATAAACAAAGTTGCTGAAGCGCTTTTTTCCAAACCAATATCATCTAATTCTTGAGATATTTCTGATAAAGAGCTTATAACTGATTTTAATATTTCAGATCTATCTTTCTTATCAGAAGCGGTTCTTACAAAAGGTTTGTATGTTGAAGAAAATTCTGAAGTTAAATCAACCTTTTCAACATTTGATGAAGAAAATATTGATTTAAAATTTTCATTTGAAAGAATTTGTTCCATCTCAGAAGCTACAGTATCGCCAAATTTTGAGTTTTTCATTTTTATCCTTATATAATATATAATTGGGGGAATTTCTTCCCCCAATTATATTATTTATTTTTTAGTATTTACGACCAGAGAATGCAGAGCTGAATAATTCAGTTAAGTTTTCTGATTTTCCTGAAGGAACTTCGATTGAATCTAGAACCGAATCATGAATACCAACCTCTACAGTTGATGCTTTCTTTGGTTGAATTCTTGATAATGTTGAAGTGAAGTGTTCAAAATTCTCATCAGAATAACTTAAAAGTTTCTCTGCTTGTTGACGTAATGAGGCTGGATCTCTACCAATTATTCCTCTTTCTGCCATTGAATAAGCCGCTTCATAAGCTCTTGCAATTTTTACTTTACCAGCATCTTCTGATGCCGATGCTTTTTTCTTGTTAAAATCTTTTACAAGATCTGAAACGAATTGGGTAGATGCTGGATCTTTTGCTTCTGCAAAATATTTCTTCCAATATGCAACTGCTGCTGCATCAAGACCCTCAGCAATTAAACCTGGGAAATCTTTATTTGGATTGATTTCTCCTGCCTTAACTAGAGTTTCAATCTTTTCTGCAGCAAGTCTAACTTTTGAAGGAACTTTTTGCTCTGCAACTTCTAACATTTTTGCATGTTGCTCTTCTAGAGTCTCAACTTTATCAAGATCACCAGTTACTTTTACATCAAGTTTTGTTTTGACTCCACCTTTGTGAGCTTTTAGAACATCTGAGAATTGTACGCCTTTTTGAGCAAGAGCAATTCTTAAAGCAGCTCTTTCTTCTTTGGATGCAGACTTAAGAACCTCAGCTATATCTTTTGCTGAACCTTCAACTGAACCGTCTTCGTTCATCTTAAGATCATTTTCGTCATATGCATTACCAAAATCTACAAGTTTTTCTTTTTTGTAATCTGGCTTGTTATATTTTTTGGTATCTTTTGCTTCGTTAGCTTTATCTTGTTCTTGATGTTTTTCTCGATCACCTTTGTAACCGGATTCACCTTCTACGTCTTGAACAACTTTTTCGCCAACTGATTTCTTATCATCTGCAAAAGCTGAATCGCCAACAGATTTAACTTCCCATCCTGCAGGGAGTGGTTTACCAGACTTCAAAAGTAAGAATTCACCTTGATTAAGTGGCTCGAATTTACCAGTACCACGATCAATTACCCAATCAGCGACCGTTGAATTTGCAAAACTTGCATCTTCTGCAACCGAATGAGCTACATCAAGAGGACTGATTTGAGCTTTCTTTTTAAGAGCTTCAACGCCTTTTGCATATCTAACAAACGAAGCAAGATTTCTATAAGCTCTTTCTTTTGCTTCTTTTGCATCAGAAAGAGAATCTTTTACAACCTTAGAGAATACAGAAGCAGTTTTATTATCAAGTTTGCTTCCGCCAACTTCTTTAATTAATTTAAGTTCGTCAACAACTTCTTCAATTGAAGCAATTGATTTCTTCATTTCTTTTAAAAGAGCTACTTTTAATGTTTTACCAATATCTTCAACAGATACGCTTGCTGTAGCCATTGGAAGTTCAACTGTATCAGCTGCGCCTTCTTCTTCTAATGCATCAACTGCTTTTTCCAAGTCTGAATGTAAATTACCCAATTCATGAACTAGATCTTTTAATTGATCAGAAGATTCACCGGTTTCTCCGGAATAATCAACATCTTCAACTTTTTCCTCAAATTCAACTGGAGCTGCTTTTTGAGTAAGATCTTCTTGAGCAACTGGCCCGGCAGGAATTGCTGGAACAGTTTGAGCACCTTTAAATATACCCTTAGCAACTTCTAAACCAGCAGTTCTGATTGTGGAAATTATTTTCTTACCATATTCCTCTGTAGCAATTGCTGGATAAAGAGCTTGAACCTTATCGCCAGCAAGTTCTGCAACTGTTGCTGAAAGAACTAATGATCTCTTATCAGATCCGGCTTGCTTAACATAAATGTCCCATCTTGATGCACCAAGATCGTCCGAACCATCAGCTTTTGATGCTTTGACAAATCTGCCGCTTAAATTTTCTGCACGAGAAACTTTTTCTTTCTTCTCAAGATCTCCAGGGAATAAACCATCAACTGGCCCTGTATTTGGAAATGGTGCTGCTCCTACCATTTGTTTATCTTTTGTGTTACGAATTGAATCAGAATCTTCTTTTTCGTATTTTGGCTTTCCTGGGGTTGGTTCATTGACTCCGCCACCACCTAGAAAATATGCTTCTTTGCGTTTTGCAAGAGCTTCTTTAGCTAATTGAACTGCTGCTTCTCTTCGAAGTTTTCTTTGTTCTTTTTCAGCTGCCATTCTTTGTAATCTTTTCTTTCTTGCTTCCTCAGATTCACCGAAAGATTCATAACCAGGGTGCATACCATCGACAGGTCCGGTGTTCATTTGACCAACCATTTGTTTATCCTGATTACGAATTGAATCGGCATCTTCTTTAGGATATTTTGCTTGTTTTGGAGTTGGTTCATTAACTCCACCGCCACCTAGAAAATATGCTTCTTTTTTTGTCATGTTTTGTTCCTCGTTATGTCCTTTTTGTAATCCGATCTTTGAAATATAATTATTTATATAACTTAACTTTTCTTGCAATAAAACGACTTTGTTATTTAAACCATGCGTCCATTTTATATCACTTTCTTTATTTAATGATAAATTATCACCATCCGAAGCTTTCATTTCATCTTTTTTTTCTTCGGATTCTTCATTTTTATCATCTTCTTTACTAATATCTTTATCCGCCTCATCTTTCATTTCGGATATTTCTTCCTCTAAAGATTTTGCTTCTTCTTTAATTTTATCAAGTTCCTCTGATAATTCTTCAACTTCAGATTTTAATTTGCTAACTTCTTCTTCACTATAATCTTCTTCTGTATCCGCTTTCTTATCTATATACTCAGCTAAAGCATTTGATGAAGCTATTACTCTTCGAATCTTTGCTCTTGGGTCTGCTGGATTTACAACAATTGATAATTCAATTGGATTTAAACCAACATTTATTTCTCCATAACATGATTTTGTTTTCATATGGGTACAGAATTCATGTTCGTATCTGGCTACAGCGTGACAACCTGCTTCTGTACAAATAGCACGTTCAACGGCAGTACCCATTGACACAGAAGTTGCATAACCTGAAGCAACCTTTCTTGCTAAATCTGGGTAATTGATTTTATCAATTGCGCAGAGAGCAATTATTCTTTTTCCTTTATGATCATACACGGTATCAACAATAATACCTCGAACATGATCAACGGATTGAGATTGATGGTCCAAACAAAGGGGTTTACCTACCCAGTTTTTATGAGCTTTTATAAGTTCAGATTCTGGGAATATATCTGAGTTGTGCACTATTAAGCCGTTTGCTACATATGAATGGTCATCTTCAACTTCAAAGTTATAAACCTTACCCTCATAAGGTTTCATTTCTACTTCTTTTACACGATGAATAGTATAATCTTCTCTAGTAATATCAATTGATTTATGATTCTTTAGTGTTTTTAATTTATATTTTACACTATCATTTTTGCAGAGCAATTCGGCATTAGCGCCATAGATTTCTAATCTATAACTATCTCTAACGTTGTAGGGCTTATAATTTTTATTTATTGTTATTTTTTTTCCTTTACCTTCTACTTTTCTTATAGCTAATGTTAAACCTATATTTTTTGACATTAACCATATTTGCCAAGCCATATCTTTGGAAGAAGTTATTCCTACAAGCTTATTACCTTCGGTAATACAACCATCACCTTCCATCCAACCCATTATAAATTGTCTTTTTGTTTCTTGTGAAGAAAATACTAATTCTTTACTTAGTTTTTTAGAATGGCTATATTCTCCAACGTGATAATAAAACCAATCTGGAACACCTTTGCCAGTTAAAACAACGGAAATTACACTTCGTATTTCCGATTCTCTAATAGATAAAGAGCATTCTGGAAACTCTTCTTCGACAATATTTTTTACTAAATCTGCTAAATATTTTTCTTTGATACCAAAAGTAAATACTGCAGATTGTAATTTGCCATATTTTTTAGAAAAAGAACCTTCGGCAGCAAATAAACCTAATAATCTTGCTTGATTTGGGTTTATTGAAGAATCCTCTTTTACATTGATATTTCTAAATGATGTTAGGAAATCTCCAGCTGATATATTCTTTGTCTCTACCCAATCAATATTTTGGTTAATATTCTTAAGTTTTTGTTTTCGTATTTTTTCATCAGAAATTGCAAAAACGGGATGCTCAGAAGTAAGAGATATCTGTGGATGATATTTTGTTTTTATATTAAAAATATAAGAATTATTTTCATGAACAAAGGTGTTTGTTACTTTTTTTACATTACCTTTATGTGTAAATACTTCATCTCCAACAGAAATATCTTCAATATTTTTAACAGATCCATCCCCCATTAATATTGATGTACCTGCTAACATGCAATTGTTATTCTTGTATGGTCTTACATTTGGATCATTAGATTTCCAAACCCAAGCACCATTATCAAGAACATCCCAACCAACCGAAACCGGTTCACCTTTTGCCGTTTTTTTAATTTCCCCATTATCATCAAGGGCAGAAGCTTCGGCAGCATGCATCATAATGGTTGTGAAATATAAGAAATCTTTTGCTCTTGGAGCGATAGCTTTTAAATCAGCAGCGGTTTTCTTGAAATAATGTAATATTTCTGGATCATCTTGATCTGTTGCTGTAGATTTAATGCAATCTGAAGTAATATTATTATTCGCTTTTTTGATTATCATTTTTATCCTTTAAAGAAGCCTTTGGGTTTAAAGACTCATATATTTCAAAAACATTTTTTTCTTTTATTTGTGGCAAATCTTTATCAAATAAGATTTGATCTTTAATTACATTTATTTTGCTACTACTTCTTTTTATTATCATAATGCACCTTAAGAATTAAAGATTCCTTCTCTTTCCTTATATAACTTAGAAATCAAAGGTTCGTTATTTTTGTAAACATCATCCAAATCTTTATCATCAATATTATCGACCCAGCTTTTATTTAATATATTTTTGTTTATATTATCTATAATGCGATCTTCAATCAAATCTTTTAATTCAGAAGATTTTATTTTTAAATTTTCAAAAACAGAATTGACAGAAGACTTATAATCTTGAACATCATAATCTTGCATCTTTTTTCCAAGATTTTCTATATTTGATTCTATGTCGGATACAGAATCTACAAAGCTTCTTTCCATTTCTTTTATATTTAAGTCCGAATGGAAAAATTGAAGACCTTTAACACAAACAAAGGCTAAAGATTTTAATTCTTCAAAATTTTTCAAAATTTGTTTATTATAATTCCAAATAGCAGATCTATTTTCATAAAGAGATTCTTCAGATATAACATTATATTTTTTAAATGGATCATACATTATATCTAAATGGTCTGTAAAAGAATCGAGTTTTTTAACAAATTTTTGCAAATTTACAATTAGATTTGCCGCAATCTTTTTATCAGACTCCGGAATATCCATTGTAAGTTCTATTGTTTGCGCTAATTTGAGAATACTCATGAGGATAATAATATGTAAAAAAATTATTAGATTTGTATGTAACCTGCCGAATCAACTGGAGCCGCAGCATTTGGAGCACCAGGGGCTCCGCTTGGATTTGAAAATGTGTTTGCAAATCCGGCATAATTATCAACTTGACCAGAATTAACACCTTGCATTACTCTTGGGAAATTTAATCTTAATATTTTTTTCAAAAATTTCTTTCTTATATTTGATCTTTTTATTATATTAATTTCAATATTTGCATTAGAAATATTAGAATAATCAACTGGCGTTGGGTAAATTTCTTTATCCGGATCTATAAAATTAGATCTCCAAACCCAATTATAATTTGCCCCATCTCCAATATTTGATTTGTAATCATTTGTAAAATTATCAATTATTTTTCCATCAAAAACATTATTTTTATCTAATTGTTCTTTTACTTTTTCTGGAGTCAATTCTTTATCAAAGCAACCTAATAATTTATCCAATGAATTTTTTGCTGTATTTGATATAAAGTTTCCATAACCAAAAACTTTTTCAACGGTTTCTTTTGCTTGACATGGGTCCATTTTCCCATTTCTTATTAACCAAGAAGCTACAGCAAAACCTGTTCTGTCAGCACCTTTTTGACAATGAATTAATATTGGAAATTCATTGATTACAGAATTTATTTTGTTTTTTAATTCGGAAGCTTCACCAACTGGACTGCCTGGTGTAATATTAAATATTTCATGTTTTATTGGTAATTTTAATCTTTTTAATTGTTCCGAAACTTCTTTTCCAATTATATTATCTAATGATACTATTTTTTTAATTTTATATTGTTTATAAGCTGAAAGAATATCATTATCGGTTGGTTTTCCCGAAGTAAATATTCCATAATTTTGAAAAAAAGGATTAATCATTTAAATCCTCTTCGTTTATATTGCAATCTTTCATTGCTTGCATTAAACATATTTCTTCAAAATTTTCAACTTCCTTAACAACACACTTATCAAAAATTGATTTATAAGATTTCATGAATTCTTTCATCTTCTTTTTATCATTTTTATTTAATTGTCTCATCACAAAAGAATATGTAAGTTCCATTATTTACCTGCAGTTTTGATAAAAAACTTTCTTTTTTGTTTTTCTATATCTTCATATGATAATTTTTCAAAACTTGAGTTTATATTATCACTTATTTTCTTTGATATTTTTGTATTGTATTTTTTATTAAACAATTCTAAAACTATATTAGAAACACCTATTGAAGCAGAAACTACATTTTCTAAAGAACCAGACATTGATGATATAACTTCTATATTTTTGCCATCTGATAATATTTCAGAATCTGACAACAATGTATTATCTAAAGCTTCTGCTAATATAAAACCACAAGATACATTATCTTCAAAATTTTCCGAAGATAATTTTATTTTAACAATATTGGTTGGCAATTTTTGTTTATAAACGGCTTTTTTAACAATAGATTCAATATCATTTGATGCCGTTTTCATCCCAAGAAAAGACATAACTTTATCAAAAATGTTTGACCAAAAACCAGAGTCTTCTTTTACATTTTCTTTTGGAAATAAATCATCTCTTAAAGCGTCTCTTTCTAACTCTTCTTTTACAGGTATTGGTGGTAATTTTTGAGCCGATCTCAGTCTAGAATCAACTCTTGACGTAACATCAGATGCTCTTATAATTCCATCTTTATCAGTGTCTAGCCCAAAATTTAATTCATATACTTTTCCATAAGTTAAGTTTTTTGTTATTTTTTTTGTACTTCCTTTTTTACCAACAATTGTGTTTGGTGGGTGGCCAACAAACACCGGCAAAAATGTTGCCATATATAAATCTCCTGGAGATTTTATTTTTCCAGACCAAGGTTTATAAAATTTTTCAACAAAGTGCAATTGTTCTACATCAGACATCATCTTTAATTCATCCAATGATGTTCCTAATTGTTTTGCTGTGGAATTAACAAACTGTATTAATCCAGTTGCCCCACCAAGTTTATTGACTGCATCAGCTTGAAAATTTGACTCTGCCGACATAATTGCAGCTAACCAATTTGGATCTATACCCAATCTATTTCCAACTCTAACCAATTCCGTTAAGAATTCTTCGGATTTATTCTTTATACCTGGAACGTTAGCAATTGTTCCAGCGGATTTTATTATTTTATTTTTTAAATTTGCAGATTTATGAATTGATAAATTGTCAATATATCTTAAAGAAAGTTTGTTTTCTGGATCAATTTTTCTTTTTGATAAATCAACCAAATAAGCATAAAATTGAAGTACAACATTTCCAGTAGATAATTTAAAAGGATTTGTGTGAATTGTTATCCATTCTTCACCTTCTCTATTTTCATTTTTTGATGGAGCCGTAGCAGGTTCTACATTAATTATATTTCCTTCCAAAATTGCTTTTTCAATATCCTTCAAAGTTTGTGAATTTGAAATAATATCTAAAATTTCTTTTTTATCAATTCCTTTATTTAAAAGTTCATCGTTTAAATATTGAACCATTTTTTTCTTCACAGTTTCTGAAAAATATACAAACTTCTGTCTTTCTTGTTTTGGTTTCTCATATTGAGATCTTTGAAATTCATTTTCGGAAACTTGAATCTTTTTTAAAGATTCTTTATTTTTCCTCAATATGTCTGCTAAAGAAAATATTGACCATTCTATTTGTTCAATTGCATAATTATATAAATCAACATCTTTTTCTTTTATTGATTTATCAAATAAATCAAGGTAACGTTGTAATCTATCTGAATATATTTTTATTTCAGATGAAGTTTCCATCATCATTTGAATTTGCTCTTTATATTCAGAATCAAAAACAGATTTATACCAATTTTTTAATCTATTTAAAAAATTAGCCGTTTTAATAATATCATTCTTATCAAGAGTTGATACTTCGGAAGCAAATTTTGTTATTTTGGCAAATTTTTCCATTTTTAACCTTTAAAAACTTCCTTGATTGTTTTTAATATAATATTTTTATCTTTTGCAGATTTTGGTGAAATTCCAGCTTCTTCCATTAATTTTTCAAAATCTTCATCGGAAATATCTTCTTCATCCCATGGAGTTGGTACTTTTGGAACTTCTTCATATTTTAGTTTTTGACTTGGTACTATTACTTCTTCTTCAACTTCGATATCTTTTTTATCTTTAAATTTTAAATCTTCTTTTTCAATTAAAATAGTTGGCATAAAGAATTTTATATCATTAGATTCAAAATCTTCAGCTTCACTTAACATATTATCATCTGTTACTAAAGTAACCGGTTTTCCAAATAATTCGGCTAAGTAATTTTCTGCTTCAACTAATTGATCTTCGCCAGTAAACATTCTTTGATCTCCAGCAAATACAATTAATAATTCATCAGCTTCTATAAAAGGAACCGCACCAATAGATTCATATGGTTTTGAATTTTTTATTTTATTTACCAAATCTTTTGATAATATTATATTTGATGTTTCATCAATTTTATCATCAATATCTTCTTTATTTATAATTTGAACTTCCTGAGGAGCAGATGGTAACATCTTTGTTTTTTCAACGATGTCTTCTATTTTGTTTAAAGGAATTTCTAACTCTCCATTTTCGGTTTTAATCTCGGGAAATAATAAAATTCCACCTTTTGGCTCAGCTATAATTTCATCTTCAATAACTATAACGTCACCATCAGTGACTTCCTCTCCTTCAGTTAAGATCTCTCTCAATACAGAAATTACTTGGTTTTGTTTTGATTTGTTTATTTTTGAAAAATTATCAAAAAAATCTTTATATTTAGATTTTCCTTCGCCTTCAACAACCCCAGATACTGGTTCTTCTTTTTTTACAATAGATAATTCACCAATGTAAGGTTTTGTAAGGTTACTTGAAATATCATTTATATATTTATAATAATCATTAACTTTTTCCCAAGGAATTAACTTTTCACCAATTTGAAGTTTTACAGATAAACCTTCATTAGATACTTCTGCAACTGGAACCCCATCTTTATCGTTTAATTTATCCCCAGGCTTTAAATCATTAGCTAATGTTGTAGAAGTTGTTTTCCCAAGGGTCGCTTGGTCAGATGGATTTAATTCAACAATTTCTTCTTTTGTTAATTCTTTCTTTTTAACAATATTTTCTTTTACATATTCTTTTGGTAATTCAGAAATGGTTTGTTGAGAGACTTCCCCAACCGCTTTTTCAACTTTATTTAAAGATTCTTTTGTTCCAAGTTCTTCGCTTTTTCCTATTTCTCTTGCTTTTGCAACCAAATCTTTTACTGATTGAATATATACTGTATCAAGTACATTTTTATATCTTGATTGCATTGCTTTTATTTTTTTAAATTCATCAAGCCATTTATCAATTTTACCACCAGAAACATATAACCCCATTCTATCAAACATACCAAGCAAAGAAGCTAGCATATTTGCTGTAGCAGAAACTGCCCTTCCAACCCCAGCTTTTCTTTTTGCAACTTCAGATGCAAAAGCTTTTTCTAATGGAGATCCAAAAAATTTCTTATATAAATTTTGAGCAAGTTGAGCTTCTTTTGGAAATACGGATAAATCAGTTTCTGGTAAATAATTTAATTTTTCCGGAACTTCAAAATCTTTATCATAAAATTGCTTTATATCTTTTAAAGATGGAATTTCTTTATCACCAGCAGTTATTATTTCAACCAAAACATCATTGAATTGATACATTAAAAACATTGCATCAACAAAACGATTGTTTTTATAATAATAATCAATTCCTCCAACTAAATCTTTTACAGATTTTCCTGTTCTGTTTTCTCCAAGAGCAATACCTCTTAACACGGAATCTATATCTCTTAACTCTTCCATCTTAAGAGCAAAATCTTTGAATAATTTTTCCTCAAGCTTTGTAACAAAACCACCAGGACGCACTTTGTTCCAAAATGACATTTGTTGAGAAATTTTTTTAAGCTCTTTTATGCGGTCATTTTTATTCATTCAATCCTCGGATAAATGCCATTTTATTGATTAAAGCTGCGGTTCAGGTGGCGCTTGGCTTGGTAAACCAATATCACCAGATGGCATTCCTAAATCCATACCAGGCATTCCACCTTCCTCTCCCGGTAAAGCTTCTTGTTCTCCAGGTATTGGTTTTTGTTTTCTTTCTTTTAACTCAGATATATCCGTTAGTGTTTTTAACTCTGACAAATTCAAAGTATCTAATGTTTCTAACTCTCTCTTTTGAAGAACTATATCTATATTTTCTTGCCTTATTCTTCTCATTTCTTCTTCATACTCTAAACCTAAAGATTTATATACTGTATGTAATGATACCTTTCTTGGCTCTGCTCCCAATAAAGTATTTAAATTGCCAACATAAGTTCCAACATCAAACATGCTCATGTGATTCCATTCTATCTCTGGAACTATTAGCATTTTCTTTCCATCTTTTACTTCATAAAAATCATGAATTTTAGATATTGGAGCAAATATTTTTCTTCTTAACCATGAAGATAACATGTTTCTAAATGACATATATCTTTGTCTTAATACATCCAAAGATACACCACCGTTTTCATATGTTATATCTCCACCTCCATCCATAACAACAGAAGGAACCATCAAACCTATATAAATTTCTTTTATTAATTGGGTAATGTCTCCTGATGTATCATAAATTCCTGAACCAAAACCTATTGGTTCAACCGTAACTGCATCATGGGTAAATATCTTGAAATTCTTATCCGCATATGCTTCTTCAAATGTATTTTTTAATAAATTTATATCTTCTGGGCCAGGTCTAAAATTGTCAGCTCCGCCACCAACTTTAACTAAAGTTAGTGGGTTTATCATGCTATCAGCTTGAGCAAATTTACAATTTCCTTGAATTGTTGTTTTGTAATTTCTTCTTGTTATAAATAATCCAGTTGGAACTTCAAAACACCAAACTTTACCAGAATAAGGAATTTCTTTAATTACAGCTCCACCACCATTGTTTCTTTCAGTTTTATTAAAAGAACAAACGGTTGGATTTTTTCCATAATTTGTTGTTGACCAAAGAACTCTAAATTCTTTAACAAGTTTTCCATGTGATTTAACTGCTTCATAAACCCCAAGATTTGGAGCTTTCCCTGTTTTATAAACAAGTTCATAAACATCATTTGCTAATTGTTCAGAAATTGTTGAATAATAAAAGTTTTTGGATTTTCCATTGTATTTTGATAAAGATTCATTACCATCACCTTTAACCAATGCATTTAACAAAATTTCCATTCTCGAAGACGAAAGATCAAAAACCCATCTTGGAAGTTTTTTGTATAAAGATTTTGTGTTTACATCAGTCCCAACTGAATTTATAAAATGTTCACAAATCCTCTTACCATTAATTGTTGCCGTCCATTTTTCTTTTGGACAATGTTCGCTAAACCCATAACCAGATAAAGAAACATAAGAATTATTATTCTTATCCAAAATTTTAGCAAACTCTTCAAATGAAGATCTCATATCATCATAGGCATCACTAGATGTTAATTGACTTATTCTTATAAAAGAATCATATCTTCCATTTTTATAATTTGAATAAATACAACCCTCGGATACAATGTACCCAAGAACTTTTAAATAAAGATCAATTGGAATTTGTTTTTCACAAACCTCAATAAATTCTGGATCATTCCCAATATGGTTTGCCATCGTTTGAAATTTCCAAAACTTTTTTGTTTTCAACATATCTTGAGCTTTTATCTTTTCATATTTTGAATTTTTGATGTCACATTTTTCTGCCCACATATCATGTTCAGGTGTAACGAGTATATCAACTTTCTTTCCAATGAAATGCATCATATTTCCTTCATAATCAGAAATATGAAAATTTGTTGGTTTATGATATTCTATATTTTTATTTTTTGCATTCATACATGCAATAAGAATATCTTCTCTTAATTTAACTCCATGTAAATTACCACTCTCATCTTTCCAAGTTCCAACCTGGAAATTATCACCTTCTTTAAATTGGCAAAATTCTAATAATTCATTTATTTTTTTATAACCAAGATTTGTTAAAACTTCTGTATCTTCCGAATAACACTCGCGAATCTTATCGAAGAGCATAAGCTGACGGAATACAGATACAGGTAATCCAGTCCCTCTTATTTCATAAGGTGCAATCTTTCTAGGAATATGAGATACATAAAAATTGCTCAAAGGAATATTTTCATTCCTTCTAACATGCTCAATTATATTTCGATCCAATTGTTGTCTTTGTTGTATCTCGGATGGTTTATTTCCGTTAACAATTCTTTTAAGATTTTCATCAGGTCGTAAAGATATTATGGGCTCCCCAGAAATTGTGCTTCTTTGAACATTTATGTAATCCGGATTTTGAATAACCAATCTTCCCCATTTACCATTTGTTTCATCCAATTCCGCATAAACAAATGCTTCCCCCAAAGTCCAAAATTCTTGCGCAACTTGAATACATACATTTAATAAATCCGTCTCCTCAATCATCGTTTCAAAAAAACGATTTATTTCAGGATCTTTACATTTTATATTTAGTTTAGAAATTGGATAAGTTGAATGCAAAGAAATTGCATTTTGAACAATAGGATTTAATGCAAAAAATGATCTGCACCATGCGTTTATCGTTGCCCGGTCTCTTGGGAGATTTAAATTTGAATTTAACCATAATGGAGAATAAACTTCCGGCATTTGCCTCGTTGTTCCTCCGGGACCTCTCCATCCAGCTCCCGTTCCCCCCGTATCATTTGAATAATTTGCTTTCTTCATTAGCATCGCCGAAAATCCGGATGTTGGTCTTTGTTTAAACTCGGCCGATAATTCCTTGTGAAAAAACTTACCCTCTTGAATTTCTTGTTCCAACTTTTCTCTTCTTACAGAAGATACCGAATTCAATGTCTCAGTTGTAATTGTTGGAATTCCTTCACCTTTCTTTAAAATAACTTTTTTATCCATATTTCTCCACAAATATATATAACATGTTAAAATAATAGTGAATTATTTGTGTCTTATTCTTAATGTTCCTTCCAAAACATTTAATTTTGCCGAATAAGGTCGAAGGTTTTTCAATGACCAACATTCTTTAAATTCATTATCATTTATATCTTTATAATTAAACAATGATTCCGGAATAATATGATCTATATTCCATTTCCATGTGGATTTATCATCTTCTTTCCAAGAATCAATCTCATATCTTCCCCAGTTCTCCCAAGTCATCCACTCTTCAAATAAGGATTCAATATGAGCCTTCAAATCTTCAACCGAATATCCCAAAATATCAAATGTTGAATTTTTCTTTTCAATATTTTTATTTTTTAACTTGCCTCTTAATAATAAAGAAAATGATCTTTTAATCCGAAATTTTGAATCTTTTGGCTTTTCTTTTGCCAATTTCAAATTATTATCCAGGATTTTTCTTTTATTTTCTTTATAATATTTCTTGTTATATTCCCTTATCTTATCTTTATTATTTAAATAATATTTTTTATTTTCATAAGATTTATTAATATTTAGTTTTCTTTTCTTATTTTTAATTCTCCAATTTTTATTGGATTTATTGATTGTTTCCTTATTGTTTTGATAATAGTTTTTGTTATATTTTAACCTACAATCATTGCACGTTTTTCTATAACTATTTGTATCTTTTCTTAAATAAAAACAATTTAAATCCTTTTCTTCTTTGCATTTGCTGCATATCATCTTGGACAATATCCTGTGACAACCATTGGACCCTTTTTCTTTTCTTTATATAATAATGGATTTGCTTGATTAAATCCATTCGTTGAAACAAATTTATAAGCTATATAAGCATTTAAGAGTGCCATTAAACCATCGTTTGGCCCGTTTCCTTTTACATATCTTCTAACTGGTTCATGAACCGCATTTAATGTTGTTTTAACTTCCATTGATGTACAATGTTGTATTAACCAAGATATTTTCTCCCAATCTCCCCAAGGAAATCTTATTAATCCTTTCTTCATCACAGAAAATAATTCTTCCAAATAATGCTCTCTTTCAACCAATATAACTTTTGGATCTTGTTGATCATTAAATTTGGCATAACCATTTACTTTTGATAATAAATTTGATGTAACAAATCTATCGCCATATTTATGATGCAATACTTCACTTAAATCTCCTGCATAACCTATATCTCCTACTGCCTGCGTTACGCTGTACTTTCTCATAATTTCATCAACGAAATTCTTTTTATATTCAAAATCGTTTTTCTTTATTATTGTTGCATACTCAATAGATAATTGATGTCCATTCTCAACAAGAACCACACATGTTGAATATGATTGCCCTCCAGCTTTCTTTGCCTCGGCCGCTCCTACCGCATCCGCATCACTTCTCTTTCCCCAGTCAAAACCTACATAAACTTTCTTGCCCTTATCTAAGGTTATTCCACTGCTCATTTGTCTGCCTATATCGGCACACTTTTCTTCTATTTGCTCGGCAGTTAATGGACCCATCTCACCAGCAAAAAACTCTCCCAATACTTCGTTTTGCCACGCTCTTTCCGTATTGATTGGATGATTTTCCGGCTTTTCATATTCCATATCTTCCCTTGTGATTCTTGGATTGTACATCTGGTTAATATGATATCCTACCAATTCACATTCGTCTTCGGGCCGTGTTCCTACCCACTTTCCCCGCTCCGCTGCATCTCTCTTATCTTGTGTATGACCACAATGTACACATTTAACTATGTATCCGTATAGCCATATCTTTTCCCAATCACTGGAACCAGGTGTATATAATGGAAAATGTTTTTCACACTTTTCACATCCTAAATAATAAAATTGTTGAGATGATTTTGTCCATAATTCATAATAAAATGATCCCCTTTGCTTTGGAGTTCCAAAATAAACTTGAATTCCTCCTCTTCTTGAACCATACTTCGCTTTTGTTAATAACTTGTTCGCATTCTGTATTGCTACCTTTGGTGTGTCTTGACAGTTATGCGCTATTAATCCAATCTCTTCATTGCATATTACAAAATTATGATTATCTTCAACTTCTATATCATATACTCTTTCTTCTTTATTTAATTTTATAATTGATAATACATCAGAGTATTCATTATTTGAATTTTTTATAACCCCATTGTGATTTATACTAGATACTGGTCTCCACCCAGAATCTGTTAAAAATTTATGATCTTTTGTACATGAAAATGATATTCCATCACAATGTACTGATACTAAACTCTTTTTCCCCCTGTCCCAAGCTTTTGTTACATTTTTATATTCAAAAATATTTAAATTTTCATTATAAGACTTTACCAAAGGTATTGATTCGTTATTTATATATTTGTCATATATTTCGCCAATTTTTATTTTTCCATCAATCGTTTCTATTAATTGATCATATGGAAAACATTCGTCATAAAATATTGCATCTACCGTACCACCTCTTAATCTGTCCGCATCTAATCCCGTTGATTCAATTCTTAAAAAGTTTCCTCCCTCAAATTGCTTGTATTGCAAAGAATCTGATGATTCGGAACTCTTATCCAATTTTGCTTCCAATATTGAAACTTTCTTTCCTCGAATTGGCTTGTCATAAGGTCGCGCTCCTCTTATGATTGGATTTAATTTTGTCTTCGCATATGTAAATACATGTATGAGATTTGGAAACGCATGTATTATTCTTATTGGTGGCTTGCCGTTGCATCCGTATAATCCTGATGCCATAAAGTAGGCTTCTAGGGCTGCGGCCATCACTGTCCCCCCGATTTGGCGGCCTTTAACCAATATAAATGGCTTAGAATCTTCGTTTGAGGCCGATAACACGATTTTTCTATAAATTTCCACAAACGGCTTGTAGCCATTCCCATTTAATTTAAAAGGTTCTCCTTCCAACATTAAATTTTTCTCAACAAAGAAAATTGGATCAATATTGGAAACATTATTTTTTAATTGTTCAAAAATATCAAGGCTCATAATCATCCTTTTTCCAATATTTATTTGAAACTACCCTTGCTATTGAAGATTTGCTTACTTCATACTCTTTCGATAGTGTTCCAAGAGAAAATTCGCCACTTTTATATTTATGTCGAATTTCATCAACTTTTTGCCAATTCAATTTTGCGGCCGAATTATTTTCCCCTTTTCTTTTCAAAGACAATTTCTTTTTTTGTTCCGGAGTGAATTTATAACCAAGAATTCCGCAAGAACCTCCATGGTGTTGATTATAACCATAAGCATCTCCATATCTTGTTATATCGGTTCGGAAAAATTCGATCCAAAATGCTTCCGCATCAAGAGATTCTTCTTTATTGTCAAACTCTTCCAAAACAAAGAAATCAAAATAATCTTTTACTTCTTTATTTGTTTTAGCATACTTCCTAAAAGCTCTTGATAATAAAACGTGATATTCTCTTGAATTAAGATTAAAAGCTCTATTTATTTCAGTTTTCCATCTACCTTTATAATCGGTTGTCCAACCTATATACAATTTATTATTTATTTTATTTCTTATACAATATACAAAATACAAAACTTACCATCTCTTGTTATTTATACAAATCGGAAGAGAAGAATTCTTCTTGTCTTTGATCTTCGACATCCTTTCCGAGACCGAGACCCAAGTTCATTTGGGTCATATCTTTTGGAACGGACTTTCTTTCTTCCGCAATGCATTCGTTAAGGAACTCTATAACATCGGATTCGTTTAAATCTTGTTCGGAAATTGGACATTTGCTTGGGGAGAAAGTTGACAATATATCATATTGAAGTTGGGGAACGGAGCAACCGAGGCCATTGTTATTTTTTATCAAATTTTTAACAAAAGAAACAATTTCATCGGCGCAATCGAATTTAAGAAGAGTTTTTGGAATTTCGCAAGAAGCTTTGATTTCCATAACCAATTCTTTTGGACTTTTTTTATTGGCTTGTTTAATAGAATCGAGATATTTTGCCAAACCGGTTCTTTGTTTATAATCTTCCACGGCATCATTAACGGTGGCATAGATTGGTTTTTTTGAATTAACATAGGAAGAAACTTGTTGATTAATTGGAGCAGATGTGGTAACATCTTGTTTAGATCCATTTAATCTGTTAGCTAGATAATTCATCCAAGGGGAAAGATTATCGGCTTTTTCTACTTCATAACCTGATTCTTCGTCAGAAATTCTTGATATTGTTGAGTAACCTCTTGGCATATATACCTTATTAAATATTAGGAGTAATAATTAGCTGGCCAATCAAAGCCATTTTCGCCTGTACGATCAAATCTTTCATCAACATTGAATCCACGGTCTCTTGGTACTGGGTATCCCATATTTTCGATTAATTCTAAAAGTTCAGCTTGTTCTCTTTCATCAAGTTTATATTTATCGACCAATCTTGAGAACATATCTTCAATAGAGTGACCTGCGGAAACGGTGCCATTGATGCAGATTTTGGCCATTCTTAATATAAAGAGAGGAACGGTAGCGGTAACATTGTTAATGGGGGTAGCACCGGCTTCTTTAACTATAGCATTATCCGAATCTGCTTTTTTCTTTTTCTTTTTTGATTTTCCTGTGATTTTATCTAATCTTTCTTCGCAGCGTTTGATACCATCTTTAATAGAGTGGCGAGCTTCTTCAACTTTATTTACATCAATTTCGCCACGGATATCGGAGCGAACGGCTTTTGATATTTCTTTATCCATTCTGGATAAGAAAGCAATAACTCTTTCGATACCGGAAGTATCATGGCCGGAGTGTTTTGGAATATTATCAAACATACCTTGGAGCCATTTTAAGAAATTTTTGAGACCAAGAGAGTTCCAATCCCACATATCTCTTTCTTCAACGACAACATCTTCTTCTGGTTCTTCTATTTCTATTTCATCTTCAACATCGGAGCCTGGGATCATGGGAAGATCAAACTTGAAAATTTGAGGTTCATCATCACCTTCGGTAACGGAAATAACAACTTCTGTGTCATCATCTGAATCTTTTGATTTATCTTTTACGCTTGAAAAATCATCTTGATCATAATCTAATTCTTGAGGAATAATTTCTGGAGACATAACTCCATAATCGGCAAGAGGATCATTTTCATTTTCTAAATCGGCATCTTCTTCTTCTACATAAAGTTCATTTTCATTTGGAGGAATAACTCCGGAATTAAAATAAGAACCTGGATTATCCATATGCCATTTATAAGCTTGTTCATATTCATAACCATGATCAAAACCGCAATCTCCGCAAGATTCATAATCATCGGATTTTTCAAATTCATCATTTGAATCTGAACTTATAATATCATCTAATTGTTCAAGAGCATCATCGGCAAAAGCTCTATCATCAAATGCTTTATCGGGATAATTACCACCAACAATTGGACCTCTATCATTATATTTCCCACCCAAAGCTCTTTCAAGAATATTTCTTTCTTCTGGTGTAGCTAAATCCAATGCGTTAATGTTATCTGCTTTTTTTATTAAACTCATGTTTTTACCTTAAAGTTTGTGTAATTATATTCCTAATTATTGGTTGATAATATCTCCATTGGAGAAGTTATAACAAATATTGCCCATCTCATCTTCATTTAAAACAATAACCGGAAGAAAGTCTAAATCAAGTCCATATGCAAGAGAAACTCTTCCTCTTCCATCTCCAATAAAATCTCCTTCTGCGGTTGAAATCAATATAATTGGTGGAAAGGTTCCATTTATCCATTCTTTGGCCATATTCAACCAATCTTTTCCTCGAAAAGATTCTATTTCATTATTAAAATCATTTTCATTTAAATCTTTTAATTCTTCTCTTTTCCATTCTCCCCAAGAAGAAACATCGTCCCATTTTAATATTTCATCCAATTGCATATCTCCTTCATATGCAACTTTAAAACAAACCTTTCCGTTATAATTAATTCCTGAGTAAGCAGCATGTTGAATTGCATCCTTTATATCGGATTCTATGGAAGCTTTTTTATATTTTAACATTGAACTTCCTTGACTTGAAAAATAAGAATAATAGCTGTTTCTTCCGGAATTTCCTTCATCGCCATATGGACCTTGTGGGAAGGAAAACATTCCATCAAAAGAAGGTCCTTGAGGAAGTTTTGTGTAAAAATTTGAGCCAACTAAACCTTTTGGATCAATTCCATTTGATTGAAAATTGCATTCAACGGATTTTTCCAAAATATGTTGAGCGAATGGGCATGTTCCGGAACCAACTTCGGTCATCATAATTTGGTTATTTAATTCTATAATTTCTTTTAATTCTTCATCATTTCTTGCCAATTGAGTTGGTCTTAAATAATCTATTTTTTCTCCAATATTTTTGCAACCAAAAGGTATTGGTAAACCAAATGGACATTCCGCATTATTTCTGATTATAGCTAATTTTTTCATTGTGAAATTTTTAAAAACATTTCTGCCAAATATAATATATCATCATGAGCTTTTTTATTTTTCTTTTTCTTTAATTTTTTAAAAAACTTTTCGCTTGGTATTCCAAAATAAAGCCCTTCTCCATAATCATAATTTTGTCTAATCATACCTTTTTCTCCAAAAGGCATTACTCCAAATTCTTCTTTACTCATATTATTTCCTTTAATATTTGATCTTGAGATCCTTTGTTTGTTGGAATATAACTCCATAAACCCAAATCATCGAGTAATTGTATTGTATATTCTTTATTATAAAATAAAGCTTTATTTATTCTTTTTGAAACATATTTATTGCCTGGGGTGGCAATTTTTTCTGGATTTTCTTTTATCCAATTAAAAACTTGTGGGTCAAGATTAAAACCTAATTTGGCAGCAAGATAAATTGCTCTTGATATTCTTTTATTATCAACACCTAAAGTTATGCTTGGATCTAAGCAGGTTTTTAACATTTTACCTTCAATGTCTGAAATTCCTCTATTTAAAGGATCCAAAATTGTTTCTAAATCAAAATCTAAAAGTAAAGAGTTGCAAGTAAAATCTCTGCTGTACATTTCTAAATCTAAACTAGATTTTGTTTCATTTTTTGATTCAAAATATTCTTTTAAATTTGGTATTATATAATTTGAAGAAAAATCAAAATTTACGCCATCAATTATAAGTTTTGAGTGACCATCATCCATAGTCTTATATGTGGTGTTTGGTCCAGCAAATTTAATAGAACATTCTTTAGCAAGATTTTTTATTGTATTGTCGCCAGTTGTTAAATCAATATCAGAAACTTTTTCAAGTTTATTTAAAATTTTATCTCTTGGAATACCTCCACAAATATAAACTTTGGAAGTTCCAATATCTTGAGATATTTTATTTATCTGATTTAAAATATCTCTAATTTTCATTTTATATTACCTGTGGTTGTTCTGGGTTTACTGGGGCTGTTGGTTTTTCTGATGGTTGTGGAGGTGATTTTTCGGGAGTAACAGTTTCAACTTTTGTTGGACCACTTAACTCTTCAATTACATTTGGTTCATCTGCATTAGGTTGCATCTTTTCTCTTACACGGTTTTCTTTCTTTTTAAATTCATTTTCTTCAGATGTTTCAAGTTTATCTTTAACTTGATCTAAAGTACCATCTGTTAAACCGGAAGCTCCTCTTAATTTAGCTAAAATATCTTCTACTCTAGTAAGCACATATTGATTTGAATCTAAAGCAGATTTTGTGGCTTCCCCTAAGCTTGGGAAGAATGAAGCAATACCAACTGCTTGTAACATTAAGTCAACGATAGTTAATTCTCTAATAACTTGTCTTTGCTTGAATAGAGTTGCTAAAGATTCTAACTTAACAATTATATCGTCATAATTAACGTTACTGAATGCTTGATCAATAGCCCTATCAGTATCGGTTAATTCTCGAACTGCTTTTTCGTCTTGTTGAGAAGTTAAGCCTTCTTCTGGTTCCTCAATCTCTTCGACATTAATTTCTCCCGGAGCATCTAAGGTTTCTGATATTGGTTCAGGAGGTAAATCTTGTGACAACTCTGGATTTATTTCTTGGGGAGGTTGTATTTGTTCTGTACCAGGAACGGCTTGAGCTTTTTTGTTTATTGAAGAATCGTCACCAACAACAATTATAGCTCCATCAAAGTTATCTGAAGCGGAAACACCTAAGTTTTCTAAAAACTCTCTAACGGCACCATCTGGATCATCTAAATCATCATCTGGTAGCATTTCATCGGAATCTTCTTCTGGTACAGATAAATCTAAGCCTGCATCTTCTGGCATTTCTGGATTTGCCATTGGATCTTGTGATAATTCTTGATTTTCTTCTGGTATTGGATTTTCTGAAGCGGCATCTTCTGGAACAGCTTCACTAGGAACTTCTTGAGCAATTTTCATAATTATATTTGCCGTTTTATGAAGTCCATCAAATTTTAATTTATTTGCAGAAGCTATTATAACATCTTGCAAAGTTGCGGCACTTTTTATCGTTTGAATTTTTCTTTTTAAAGAATGAAGAGTTTCAAGCCAAGAATTTATCTCAGCTTCAGTTTTAAATAAATTGCCAGCATTTGTTGAAACGATTTTTTCGGCAGAATTTAATCTTCCAATTAAAGCTTGTCTTTGTCGTTCAAGTTTTTGCTTTTGAGAATTCTCTTGAAGCTTTTCCCATTCTTCATTTCTTGGGTCCATAATTTTGCTTGGAAAATCTGGAGTCCGTCTAATTAAATGATCTATAGGAATACCATCCCCAACCGTAAATTGTGCAATTTTATACGATTTATTTTGGTTTGTTTGGTAAAATTTAAGCCAGTTTTTAAAATCATTCTTTTCCATAGTATCCCAATCTTTTATTAATAACTCGGTTGATTCTCCCAAATCATAACCTTTAAAATGTAAATTATATATATTTTTTACCGTATCCAACCATTTATTTAAATTATGAGGAGCTTGAATATGAAAAGCGTCAAATGCTTGAGGGTATGATTTCTTTATAAAATGTTTTTTTATAGATTCTTTTTTTAAATTATTTTTAAATTTTATATAATCTTTTTCATTATTTATATTAGCTTCTTTCATTAAATCAAATAAATTATCAAGTCTATCTACTAAAAAATCTACATTTTGAGCCGATGCAGATTTGAAAATTAAATCTTTTTGTTCTTTATATTTCTTATTAAGAAACATCTTCAAACTCCTTTACAGAATCTTGTAAAGCTTTAACTTCACCAAATCTTCTTTCGGTAGATTCAAATTTATCTGTTGGTTCTTCTAGTTTTGCTAATTTTTTAGCAAGCTTATCCATAAAGATGAAAGCAATTTCGGGATCTATTTCCGACAAAGTATCTCTTATGGCTTCTTGTAAAACCGAAGAATGTTGTTCAATCATATTGACGGTTATATTGTTATTTATAACTGAACCCTCTGGTTGAGCATATATCTTTTGATATTTTTCGGTTGCATTTAATAAAGTTTCAAACCATTTTATTAAAGCATAATCAGGTTTTGTATTTTCTGGATTATTTTGAACAATATCATACATTTGTTCAACACGTCCACGTATCAAAAATATAGTATCTGTAATGACTCTTTTTATATCAATCTCGGAATCGGCAAGTTCATTTAATCTTTCTTTATAAGTTTTATTATTTAATAAAGATTCGGATATTTTTTTATTTATTTTATCATTGCTAGATTTTACATTTGATAAATCATTTCTTAATTGATTAAATAAATCAATATTATTATCGGAAAATTCTTTTAAAAAATTTGAAGTTAATCTTAAATGAGATTGTTCTTTTAATGAATATTTTATTTTAAGCCAATCAGCAATAGATTTATGAGAAGATCCTGTCATTATTTTACTAATGATTTCTTCTTTATCTGGATGTTCTAATAATTTTGAGTAATCAGCCGACATTCACCCTCCTTACCGAGAGCCATTTAGAATATCATCTCTTGTTGTAGAAAACATTTGATGTTCAGCGCTTACTTGTTCACTAAAATCTGTTTGGCCTTGAACTGAGGTTCCTGGTATTTTTGTACCATTTGCTGTTGTAAATCCTTCTGCAAAATTATATATTTTCTTTGTTACAGGGCATTGATAAACATTTTCGCCAACCCTCATCAAACTAACCCCTGGCATATCTGGAGAATATCTGGTAGATAAAGATCCTTGCAAAGGTCTATAAGTTTTAACTTTCTCTTCTATTTTTTTTTTAGCTTCTGCTTGATATTCTTTTTCAGAATTTGAATATAATTTTTCGCCTGTTTCTCTTCTTAATTTTGCTCGAAGAGATTCTATTTCATCAGATTCTGCTTTTTTAAAGTTTTCTTTAAAATCTTTATTTGCCCCAATGGTTATTAATATTTCATCAAGAACCGAAGCTTTCTTCTTTAAATCTTCATCATCAGATTCATCAAAAATTGATGCAATTTCACCAAGTTCATCAATATCATCCTCAGATAAATCGCTTGCCTTTTCTTCAATTAAAGCTTTTGCTTTTCCTAATGTTTCTGAACATTCCATGAGAAATTCTGTAAATTTAACAAAATCTTTTCCATCACAGATTTTTTCAGCTTCAACGCAAACTTCAGAATCTGGATTGCTGCAAAGTTGAATTAAATCATTTAGTTTTTCAATTAATTTATGTTTCATTATAGCCCCATTATGATTTTTGCATTCATCATTCCAGCCGCAGTTACTTCATCAGTTTTTTCCATGTTTTGTCTGTATTTTGGAACTATCTCTCCAAATTCATTAACATAAACCTTATCAACTGGTAAGAAGGTTTCTGCGCAAACTTCTCTTCCACCAAGTTTTATTGTTTTAATTTTATTTTCTTGACTTGCCTTTTTAACAAAAGAACCTTGCATTAAACTCATGTATGAAGCAAACGCATACTTGAAAGCTGATTCATCGCCAGTTTCTTTTATAAAAGTAACAAGTTCTGCAACTTTATTAATATCACCTTTATTACATGATTCATCAACTAAAGTTAATAATTGAGCGTTTGACATTAATCCGTATCCATTCATTTCAAAGTGAATACTATTATCATTTGAACTTAAAGCTTCTTTTATTCCAGAAGTTGAAAACTCAGAAACGCTTCCTTTTGCTAGTATAATATTTGGATATTGTATTTTTTTAGATTCAACTTTCATAGGAACTTTAAACCCACATCCAGATGCTGATACAGCATAAGTTATACTGTCATCTTGTACAGATGAAACTTTTATTTGATAATCTTTAATTCCTGCACTTGAAAGTTCTTTAGCAATTATATTCTTACCTATATTTACATTTTCTTTTCCAAATATAAATTCTGCAGTTCCAGCAGTTGAGTTTAATTGTTCAGAGAAAGTTTTAACTTCTTCTGTTTCCATTGAAATTTCTGGTTCAAAAGAATCTATGGATTGATAAATTATACCATTTGGGTCAAAATCAGAAGAAATTCCAGCTCGTGCCTTTAAAGACATTACTGCTAAATCTACTTCATCTAACTCTTCTTTTTCGCCAAATTTAGCAACCTTGATTGCGTTTAAAAGTTCTTGTGTGTTTAATTGGAAATTTTTGCCAGCTGTAGAAATTAAATGATCTTCTAAATTTTCTGTAGAAAACTCTTTAAATCCAGCTTGTGTTAAAAACATATTTGGTATTAAAGCCTTATCATCCACAACTTCTACGGGAACAACTACATGACCCTTACCTTTTGGTGTATCAAATGAAGCTTGACAAATAACAGCAAAATCACTACCATCAAGAACTTTAACATCACCACCAATTAAAGATTTTACAATCTTTTCAGCGGATTGAGCTGCTTTTTTACTAAATGGTTTATAATTTGCACTTTTATCAAAAGCAGACTCAAGTTCATTTACTAATTTTGAATCTGCATATTTGGCATAAAGATCCTCATATTGACCTTCATCTTCTCTTCGTGACATTTTCTTTGCTTCTGGGAGAGATTCTTTTAAATCAAGTTCTTCTGATAAAAAGGAAGCACATTTTGTATTTGTTATATAAAAGTTTCTATAAATATCATTTAATTCTTCTTTACTAATTAAATGAGAACCAGAATTTGCTTTTTTGTTTAATACGGATGCCACTTGAATTATGGTTTGATCATGTGGGTGAAGCTCTGCGGCTTTGTTAAGTCTTGTGGCTAATTTTAAAGTGAAAAACTTTTCTTGACCAGCAAATTTTTTGCTAAGTTCATCCACAAATTGTTTAAAATCATTAATATTCTTGGGGTCCATATTTTTCCTGTTTATTTTAAATGGATCTTATTTTGTAAGTTCTGGAAATCTTTTAGCAATTTCCGCTTTCTTAGCAATAGGTAATTCATTAAAAAGAGCTTTCACATAATTAGTATCTGTATTTAGCTTTTCATTAACATGCTTGCAAAATTCTGCTCTATCATCTTTTTCGATACCAAACTGGTCAAAACTGTATCTAGCAATAGGTTCTTCTTTATAAAATAGATTAAGAGAATCTTTTCCAGCAATTACTTGCCAACCAAAAGAAGCATTTTTTAATAAACCAGAACTATCTGCATTTGATTGCTTTACATTTTCTGCTGGTTCATATAAAGCAACAATGACCTCTCCGTCATCGGTGGCTTTGATTTGCCATAAACCATCAATATCTTCATTTGGATCATTAAACTTAACAATATCAAATGCTACTTTTACTAGTTTATCTTTAACATCAGCATATTTATAATGCTTTGGTCTGTTTAAGTCTTTTTCTAAACTAGAATAATCTATAAAATGTTTGTCCATTAAAATCTCCAAAATTATATATTTCTAACTAAAATAAATATCAAAAAAATAGTAGGTTGCTACTAATTACGATTTGACATATATCAAAACCCATCACTGAGTTCTTGTATTTTTTCAATTATTGCTTGGATTTTAGGATCTTGTTCGGCCAATTTTTGCAATTTCTTTCTAGATCCACCATATAATCTTCTTCCGTTCCTATAATCACAATTACCATTTAATGATTTTGTAATTGAGCTTTGGTTTACATTTAGTTTTTTTGCTATCTCCATTTGGGTTAAACCTTCACAATAAAGTTTTATAACCTCTCTTTGTCTAGGTGTAAGCTTTTCTTCAACTAATCTCCAGAACTCAATTTTTAATTGATCTTTTAGCTCAAGGATTGTTTCATTGTACCCAAAAGGATTTAATTGAGCAAATATTCCCTCCGAATCGGCCACCTCGGCTAGCATCTCTGGTGCAAATGCTTGTTCCAAAAGTACAAATTGATATGAGTTTGATCTTGTTGTTCTCTCTTTTTTTTGGTAATCCATAAGTTCTCCAACTGATTATATATCAAAACAAAAAAGGAAAGCAAAAATTTGCTTTCCCATTTCTATGTTAAATTATTAATTTTGGTGAACTTATATAATTTCAATAAGAGATTTTAATTCATTTTTTATACTTTCTGATATTTTTTCATTTGAAAATAAAAACTGTAAATTTTTAGAAATCTCATCTTTTTCAAATAAAGAAATTATAAACTTAACAGTTTCTTCTTCGAGATATTGGTATTGTAATATAATTTTTAATTGTATAGAATCAAAATAATAAATATATTTAATAATTGTTTCATTATATATATCTTGGTAACGTATAATATCATCAATTACCGACATAGAAGCTTGGAATTGTTCATCAGATTGTTTTAAAGTTAAATTTTGATAATTCTTGTCATCTAAACTTTCAAATATTACTGGTAAAATTTTATCTATAGTTTCTAGCGAAACTTTATTATCTACAAAATTAAATTCATTAATATCATCTATTGATAATTCATTATCATATATTGATAATTCATTTAATAGTATCATAACTTCTTTCCTTTATTTAAATATTCATCTATATCATTTTCTTCTTTTAATTCAAAAATTGAAAAATTTGCCATAGACCCAAATTTATTTATTATTTTTGATTTTGATTTTTCTCCAGCAATATCATTATCTAAAACTAAGCATATGTTATTTGTAAATCTTTTTAATAGGAGAAGATGATATATTGAAAATGAAGATCCACCTAAAGCAACTACATTGGTGTAACCAAACCTATGACATGTAATGCAATCAAATTGTCCTTCAACAACATAAACTAAATCTTTTTCTATAATTGATTTTTTTGCTTGATATAATCCAAACAAATTTGCTGATTTTAAAATTGAAGTATTTTTATATTTTGATATTTGTAATTTTTTTTGATCTTGAGAAGAAAGGAGAGTTCTGCCAACTAAACCAACAATGTCACCATAAGAGTTATGATATGGCATAATTAAATTATGATTGTTAAATTTTGATACCCAAACTTCTTCTTCATGGCCAGAATCAAAAGAGGAAGATTTATATATTAAATCTAATTCTTGTAATATTTCTGGTTTTATATATTGAAATATTTTATTTATACTGTAATTTGGTGGAAACCAACCAAAAGATGTGAATCCTTTTATTTTTTGAGGAACTCTTAAATTTAAATAGTTCAAGAATGGTTTTGCTTCAGTATCATATTTTAACAAAGAAAAAGTAGCAGACAACACTTCCGAGTATTGTTGCGAATTTTTTTGTATTTTATTTGATATATCAACTATTTCCATCTATTGTTTTTAACATCTGAATGAATGCACCCGAGACATTTAACATTTCTTGTTTACAATGTTTACAGTAAGCTTTATTATCTTTTATTGTTGGTCTGTCTGTTTTGTTGCAAGATTGGCATTGAATCGAAAAAGAAGTTTGTGATTTTCTTTTTTTCATGGTTTGGCCCATTGATTTCAATTGGACCTTGGTAAAATGAGTAACTTCTGGTATTGGGCTATCGCATTCTGCGCAAAAAACTTCATTTGTCTCTTCATTTAAGAGAGCGGCAGAATTTTTACAACAACCTTTATTTGAACATTGTATGTAAAATGGCATCGTTTTCCTTTATATTATTTCTTTTAGTGTTTTTATTTCTTTTTTGATTTTGTATGAAACATTATTGTTATAATTCATTAATTGATCAATATGAATTTTATTTATATGTTTTTTGATAAATTCTTCAGATAATTTTTGATAAGCTGAAATATTACACCAATTAACTTTATCTGAATGTTTCTCTATAAACTCTTGTGATAAATGATAGTGATAAGAAATATAATCCAAATGATCTTTATCCAAATAATTAGTATAAGATTCTAATTCAGATTCTGGAATAATATCAGCAAGATCTATTTTGCGTTCTTGTTCCATTATTACAAACCTTCCAAATAAGAAATTAAATTATCAACTTCTTCCGGATAATTAACATTTATATTAAATAAATGAGAACCTTCTCCCCCTATACCATAATTTTTTGCTTCAATTTTTTGATTATTTTTAACTTTATTTGGTATTTTTAATTTTAATTTACCTTTAACAGTATTTACTTCCTTTACCGTACCTTTAAGAGCATCCAATAAGCTTATATTTATCTCCGAAACAACATTTCCTTCCTCATCTAAACTCATTTCAGAATCAGGTTCTACAAAAACATTTATATATAAATTATCATAGTTATCATGAATATTACCATTCATTTGAACAGTTCCAATGAAGTTCCCAGCACTTTCCATTCCGGTTGTTCCTGTTGTAATTCCTGGTGGAATGTTTATCATTACATCTTTTACATTGGATTTTACGGTTCCAAACCCATCACAAGTAGAACAATCAGAGCCAATAAAACCTTTGCCCTTACAAGAATTGCACGTCATTCTTATCACTGTATTTCCAGATTGACGTATTGTTTCACCTCTTCCATCACAATTGGTACATTTATTTTTGTCATCTTTAATAAGACCATTTCCAACGCATGAGTTGCATTTTATATATCTATCATAAGATATTGTCTTCTTGCAACCAAGAACTGATTCCGCAAATGTAATATATAAATTATAATTGGCCGAAGGTCTTCTTTTTGGAACCATTGTTTTTCGAACCATAAAATTGTTAAAATCAACCCCAAAACCTCCGCCAAACCCAGAAAATGGATTAAAGTTTTCTTTTGGAGGATTATCTATAACCCTTTTAGCTTCATTTATTCTTTTAAATTTATCTTCTGATCCTTCAGTTTTATTTACATCTGGATGATACTTAGCGGCCATCTTTTTAAATGCACGCTTTACATCTTCTTCCGAAGCTCCTTCGGATAAACCTAATTCAGCATATGCTTCTTTTAAATTCACTTTTTCTTACCTTTCGTGACGTTCTGTATGTTTTTCATAATAAAAGCTAAAGATACAGCTACAGCATCAGCCATATCATATGTTTTTGTGTCAATTTTTCCTTTTTTCTTGTAAATAAAATTAAATTTTATTTTTAAAATCTTTTCAATAGCAAAAGGAACATCTTCCTTCATCAATCTTCCTTCGTGATCTTCTGGTCTCAATACAGACCTAACAGTATTGACATTTATTAGTTCTGGCACAATACCATACTCCTCAAACACTGTCAAGCAAATAGTTCTATTATAAACCGCAAGCTTAATAATTGTATTTGCCGTAGATCCTTTGCCAGAAAAATGTTGAGCTATATCTTCTATAATTATTTTGTCAGGCTTAAACTCTTCTACTTTTTGTCTTACAAATTTCTTTACTTCAACCAAACTTTCATATAAAGAATGTTTTTGTGTATTTAATGGTTCATAATAATCGTAATGTAAAAGTTTTATTTTGTTATTTTTATATTCTATTACAGAATAACCAATAACAGATGAAGATATATCAAATCCAAGTAGAATCATAAAAGGATATATATCAACAAAAAAAAAGGATCGGTTTTATCCAATCCTTTTTTTATTTTAAGCTAATTATTTAAGCTGCTGGAAAATCTGTATCATCATCTTCGTCATCAACAACTGGAGCTGGCCTGCTAACCGAGTCATTGTTGAAGTTTGGTGATTTTGATTGTGCCATCTTTACCTTTTCCAACACTTGCTCATATGTTGGAGGGGAGCATAAACGCTTGAGTTGCTCAAGATCTACACTTGCTTTAATGTCAATATCCTCTTGTGTTAATGGTTTCTTTGGTTTTGCAACAACGCTGTAATAGCCTTGAGCACCACCATTTTTATCAACCTTTATATCAATGTCATATTGTGATGGATCTCCCCAATCTTCATCTCTTACTAATGATTGAATTGATTTCAATACAACAGATGATATCTCTAGCACCTTATAAGATGCTGTTTTTCTATCAATTACTCCTACATACCATCTTCGTTTTGGTCTTAGACCCATTTCAACTAGAGGGTCTTTTCCGTGAGCTTGAGATGAAAGTATTCTCACCCCAAAACCTGGGTCTTTTTCATGTGGTTTGTATTGATGAACTAAAAACTCGTGTGGTTTTGTAATTATTCTTAATACGTTAGAACCTTGTTGTAACTTAAGAAAAGTATCTGCAAAATTTTTCTTTTCTCTGTTTTGTGATCCAACTTCTACATCTTCCCATTCTGTTAATCCAAATTGACTCATTTTTTATCTCCTATGCTTTTTTTATATGTTATGTTGTTTATGTCTATTACTTTTGTCCACGAAAATTTATGATTTTCATATTTAATATTTTTCTTTTGGACTATATTATTGACTTCGTTTATACTTTTTATAGCATTTATTGTTTTTGTGTCAGCTGAAAAACCAATTATTTCTAAATAATTCGAACACTCTGTTACTCTTGTACAAACAAATTGTTTATAATTATTTTCATTTCTTGGATCATCAACCGCTACAATATATACAGGAATATTGCTATTTTCCTTCAGTTTTTGATCAATTAATCCAGAAACATTCGCTTCCTGAATATCACCTTTTTGTATTAAATTATTCATTTCAAACCTCTAAAAGATAAGAGACAAACCAATAGTAGAATTAAATATTTCTCTACAGAAAACCAATATCACCTCCCCAGGCAAGTTATAAGTATCTCTAGAATTAAGAGATAAGTGGCAATTGGTTTGTCTCTTATACTACGCTATATTTTGCTTGTATTGCTTCTCGGAACTATCTTCTTTTTCTTTTTTGTGACGAACCTTACTTGATCCATCTAAAATATTTTGTTTTGCAGAATAAGGCCTTAAGTTATCTAAAGACCAACATTTTTTAAAATCTTCATCCTCAAATGATTTATAATTAAAAGTAGAGTGCGGTATTATGTGATCTATATTCCAAACCCAAGTGGATGAATCTTCATCATTCCAATTGCTTGAATTATATTTTCCCCAATTACTCCAACTCATCCAATACTCAAATTTACTTTCTATATTTTTAATTAATTCATCTAAAGAATATGGTAAATAACTAAAAATACTTTCTTTTTTGTTTTTTATAGATAAATAAATATAATTTGAAATTCTAGATTTCAATTTAAATTTTAAATCTTTACGTTTAAATGACATATAATTTTTCATATATTCATTTAATTTATCTTTGTTTTGTATTTTATAGTTGTTATTATAAACCTTTACCTTTTCAGGATTGTTTTCTTTATATTTTTTATAAGATTCTTTTCTTTTATTTAAATTTAGTAATCTATATTTCTTATCATAATTTGATTTTTTATTTTTGTTTTTAAAATTATAATTAAATTGTTTTTCTTTTATAATAGAATTATTTGATTCATAATATGATTTTGATTTTTGTTTTATATTATGTTTATTTTTAATATAATATTCTTTTTTATATTCTTTAATACAAGTTACGCATCTTTTTTCGAAAATTAACCGATCTTTTCTAAAAATAAAATTATCCAAGGTCTGTTCTTTTCCAGCATATTTGCAAGATTTATTTGAACAGACCTTGGATAATACCCACATTATTCTTCGCCTTCTATCTCTGTATCACCATCATCTCCAAAAGTCTCTTCTTTCTTAACTTTTTGAGTTGATAATAAGTTAATTCCACCAGCCGTTACAATAAGATCAAGCTCTGCAACCGAACTCTCTCCATCAAATAGATGATTTTTCTTAACCTTTGCTCTTGTTACAATACCTATTTTCATCTTCATACCTTTAACAACTTTTGTTAAATCAGATTTTCTGGTTAATTGAACAATTATACTTGAAAAATATTCAACTTTTTGGCCGCCAGATTCTTTTTGGCCTGGAGCGCCAATATTTGCATATGATTGATTTATCAAAAGAACAGCAATGCTTTCATCGTTTGTTTCTTTGTTTTTATATTTTTCCATCAATCTAACAAATGCTCGCATAACTGATCCATTTTCTTTGGAAGCAGAAGCCATTTGTTTTGATTGGTCAAGGGAGTTTTCGTCTTCATTTTTTGCAAGAGTTCCGCCAACAGAATCCCAAACGATTAATATTTTACAATCTGGGTCTTGTTCTTTAGCAGCGTGAACTATTCTTTCAACCTCATCACCGCCCTCTAAAATCATTCTTGAAGTTACAACAATTAATTCATCCGCGTTTCCATTGAAATATTTGTTAAAACGTGTTGCGGAAAACTTGCCTTCCGTATCCCAAAGAATAACAAGAACATTTTGATCTTGAGCTTGCTTCATAAATAAAGAAGCATGACTACTCTTACCTGAATCTGGTCTACCTGCAATTTGAACGACCTTACCGAAAGGTAATCCCTTTATACCCGTTAACATTTCCCATGGAGAATCTTTCCAGTGTACGAAATCCTTATCTTCTGTTGGTTTTGATATGCTTGCTCCCGTAGATATTTGAGAAGCTCTTCCCTTATCTTTGCCATATGAGCTTTTTACTGATGAAACTAATTTGTTAATATCAACTTTTATTTTTTCTTTTGTTTTTGTCATTTTATACCTTTTTGTATTATTTTTTGTATTTTATTTAGAAAAATATCTTGATTTAATTTACCTTTCATTTTATTACAATTCCAACATGAAGGAATCATATTATTATCTATATAACCAAGATTATTATTTATTCTATCTATTCCGTTTCTAAATTTCTTTCCAACATGTGTTTTTTTAAACGGGGCAGCTCCGCAATAATAACACCTTGCCGTAACTAACTTGGTAAATGAGTTTATGTCAACATTAAACTCTCTATTTCTTGACTCAATATCCCTTTTCATTCTTTTATGTTCTGTTTCCCAAATTTTATCAGAAACTAAGGTTGGTTTTTTAATTATTAATGGCTCGGGATCTATTGTCAGGTTGACATTATTGAAATAATAACTATAAATATTATTTACCAAATTAAGAAAACTATCAACATTTAAAGATGACTTCATAAAATTGCATTCTATGCAACAAGAAACGCAATTTTCCAAATTATAACCAATATCATTATTTAATCTATCAATTCCATTTTTGTATTGGTTTCCAGTTTTAGTTTTTATATTTGGTTCAACTCCGCAATAAAAACAATTATTTAAAGATAAAGATTTAAAATTATATTCATTAATAGAAAATTCAAGGTTTGGCTTGAGTTTAAATATATGATTTTTGTAAATATTAAATTCTGTTTTCCATGGATCTTTGGAAATTTTTAACTCTTTCCTTAGGCATCCGCATGATTTGGAAGAACCTCTTAATAATCCAGTTTCAAAAACATATTTTTTTGATCCACACGCACATATGCATGTGTAAAAAGCTTGTCGTGTATTATCTTTATAAGCAGGTATGTTTAGGTTTTTTCTTAAATAAAACTTATTAGATATAACGGTCCATCGACCAAATTGGTCTCCGGGTTTAATCATATATCAAGACGACCTTTTGATAATCCTCTAAAAAATATATGAGCATCTTTGAGCATTCCAAAAAGATTTTTCCATTTATTTGAATCGGATTCAGCTTGATATAATTCCGATTTTGCTTTCTTAACTTTTGGATCTTGAGCAACTAAATGTCCAACACCTTCATCGGAGAGTTTAACAGAATTCCCGTCCAATTTATAATTGAACTTATAAAACATATAACGTTCTCCAGAAGTAGATTCAAGATCGGACTTTTTCTCTTTGGAGATTAAGTCAGCCTCGGCTAAAAATTCTGAAAGTTCAGTTAAAGCTCTTAAACATAAGGCAGCGGTTTTTTCTGCTTCCGCTGAATCGTACTTTGTTTCATGAGCAACCTTTAATTCGAAAGATATTTTGGATATTAAATCTTCCACAACATCTGATGATGTTGGTTCTTTTTTTTCTATAATTTCTACTGTATCTTTATTTTGTTCTACTGTTTCCCAAGTCATAGTATGACTATTGCTATTAAAGGGTATGTCGAACTTTTTCTAATTACTCTTTTTTGAGCATCGAAAGAACATCTTGTTTCATTTGATTTAATTCTTCCATAGATTTTCTGAATTCACCATATATTATTCTTAAGTGTTGATGAACCATTAAATTTTGTATAAAAAGAAGAGCTTCTAAACTGAACATTTTACTTGGAGTTTTTATAAATATAATAATTCCATTTTCATCAGTTTCGAATAGATCTTTAAATAAATCTTTGCCTTGAACATAAGCGTTACAAATATCATTATAAGACTGATATTCATCATCGGTCATTTCTATTCTTTTATTATCTATAATTCTAAGCATGATTAACCTCTAGAGAAACCATTTTTATCAGATCTTATTCCCGAAGCAATATCTTGTTGTTTTTGCAATCTAAGTAATCTATCTTGTTGCAAAAGTGGTGGCAAATCATCAGAACCATCATCTTCCTCTTCATAATTAGCTCTTAATTTTTTTATATCTTTTTTTGTAAGATTTCTTGCACCTTCCATATTAGACAGCGCAAGTTTTACATAAGGGTCATTTGGATCATCTTCTTCTGAAGAAAATTCTTCTTCATCATCTTCGGCCGCTTGAATTTGGCTAACTAATTGTTTTCTTTTTTCTTGACCCAAAGAATTAAGTTTTTCAACATCCAATCCGGTCTTTTTAAAGAATGGATTATCATGAATTTTTATTTCTTCTTTTAATTTTTTATTTGGATCATAAAATTCATTGACTGGCTTTCCAGATCCAACTTTTGTCATTTGATAATTATCAAGCAACCAACCAGCTAAACCTTCTGGATCAGCCGGCATTGCTATAAGAGCTTGTTTAAGTTCTTGAAGAAGCTCTTGTTGAGCTTCATTCATTATTGGACTGTCACAATTTGGGCATGTGTTTTTTTCTATAACTTTTTTCCATTCTGGTGGAATTATAACTCCGCAGTTGCTACACTTCATAAACGGATATATATCATTGAATTTTGCATATGAAAACTTCGCAATAATTATCAAGAAAAGATATTAAATTTTCATAATCTTCCCATTTTCCTCCGGCCAAACCGCAACCAATATTAAACGGAAAAGCTATTTGGTTAATATTTTTACTTTCGGATATTTTAAGTATACAGGATTTAAACCAACCTAATCTTTGTTCATATGTTTCATACTTTGGCGTTCCTGGATAAAATTGAGAAAGCATATTAATTATATATCTTTGATCATCGCCATTTCCTGAAATTATTATATTTCCGGGAGAATCGTTCTTTTCTCTATTTTGGTAAATATTTGAGTAAGTATATTTTTCAAATATCGATTTGGCCAAACCTGCAGAGTTTTTCGAAACGCAGTTGCATTGATGGGCTATATATTGGTAATTTGAATATAAAATATTTTCATTAGTATAAATCATTTCTATATTATATCTTTTAAAGTTTTTAGTTCTTCTATTATTTGTTTTGAAATATTTTTGTTTTGCATTAACTTATTAATATTAATTTCATTTATGTGTTTCTCTATAAAATTTTCAGATAACTTTTGAGAATAAGAAATATAATACCAATCAACTTTATCTGAATATTTTTCTATAAATTTTTCAGATAAATTTTGATAAAAACAAATTAAACCCCAACTAACTTCATCTGAATATTTTTCTATAAATCTTTCAGATAACATCTGATACCTACAAATGCAGTCCCAATCATATAAATCAAATAAATGCATATTATTTTCTAATTCATTTTCAGAATATATTTCAAATTTTAAATCTAAGTTATGTTTCATATAATTTCTTTCAATGTTTTTATTTCTTTTTTAATTTTATTTTTTAATTTTCTAGAAATAAAATTATTATTCATCAACCAACTAATATGAATTTTATTTATATGTTTTCTTATAAATTCTTCAGATAAATTTTGTCGAGAAGAAATATAATACCAATCAACTTTATCTGAATATTT